ATGTCTCTTCGTTTCAGACAAACCTTTACTTTGTTTCCTGGCGTTAGGCTCAACATTGGCAAGCGTGGAATAAGCGCAAGCATTGGCGTGCCTGGCGCAACTGTCAATGTTGGAAAAAAAGGGGTCAGAGCGACCGTCGGACTACCGGGCACAGGCTTATCTTATACTACACCTACCCTGCCCTATGATGGCGGGTGCTCAGTTACCAATCCATTAAATCCGGCCTCTACAGAACCTCATTTGGGAATGCCCGAGGCATCCCCAAGTAACACACCATCGAACGCTAAAATATATATGCCAATGGCTGGCATGAATGAAATATCCAGCGCTTCGGTAGAAGTCCTGACAAGCACCTCCCTTTTACCTTTACGAGATTTGATTGCTAAAGCGCGAGAACAAAGGGCAGAGATAAAAGCAGATCTACAAGAGGCTCTTGCTGAAGAATCAAAACAAAAGAGCGAGCTGGTTCGACGCAAATCAAGTCTATTCCGTTGGTTTTACAAACGACGCATCGCAGAACTTGAGACAGTACTCCCCCTAACCCCAACGTAGAGATATCTCGCCTAGTATCCTCGGGAAGACAACACAAAAATAGCCATAACATTCGAGAGCAGTGATACATCACAGCGCGCATATGCAGCGATGGTCCGTGCATTTGATATGTTAAAATCGAGTGTCAAAAAATGGGATATTACTGCAGATAAAGCTACAGACCAGTTTGCCGAAAGAACATTAGCAACCCGTTCTGTTAATCGTCATCCAGTTACCTTTGATTTCAGTTCAACGGATCTCATTCAATTCACAGGGCGCGCGATGCGGTTTGAAAATGTGAATGGCGACGATATTTTGCTTTATCCTGGAGTTGCAGTCATACCACGAGCTGATGGGGCATTCGCTCTGATTGATTTACGCGAATTACAAATTAGTTCAGAATATCGAAGATTCCATGAGGAAGAAGGTATTCCTAGTGACTCAAGCATAGATGGGTATACATGGGCGAAAACGAATAAGAATGGCTCACCAGACCGTCGATTTAAAGACAACTACCAAATCCCTATTTGCATTTATGGAAATATTACTTTCCATTCTCAAACAGGGGTAACTGAAGAATATATGGTATCAAATGCAGATGCCGCGCAAGCCTTTGCTGAGGCAGTAAAATGCTATCAAACCTCACTCACAGAAACTGAAGCGTTGGTACAGGCCTAACTTATCGCAAATATGGGGTGTCGGGGGTCGGAGGTTCAAATCCTCTCGTGCCGACCAAAAATCCTCGAAGAACCAGCCTGTTACGGCTGGTTTTTTTATGCCTGTTTTCTGAACGGGGAAGCAACGGGGAATAATTGGGGAAAAACCCCGACTCAAAACATCGACTTTACCGCAAAGTTTCAACTATTCACATCACCGGGCAGTCATCAAACTCCGCGTTCCTGGCATCATTAATGATGTACGTGATCACTCCGAATATAGCGGGCGCAGAACTGTAACCGTCATCATCTGCTGGCAGCGCCTCCCTTCTCCCGTTCTCCAGATTAACCAGGTGGGGCTGAGGATGAGTCCGATATCGCTTGATCCTGAATTCCCCGTCTATCGCGCATATCAGCAGCGAGCCATCACAGGGAGAAAGTGACGCATCAACAACAAGCAGCGCCCCCTGGATTATCCCTTCCCTGAAATGTGAACGCGATGCCCGCATGAAATAAGTCGCTGCTGGCTGGCTGATTAGCTGCTGATCGAGGGAAATTCGTGCTTCAACATAATCTGCCGCAGGTGAAGGGAAGCCCATGGTTACAGTCCTCCATTTGGATTGAACAGCTGAAAGGTACGGTTCTCGCCTTCCTGCGTTGATACATCGCGGAAGGTTGTCACATACCACTCGATCCATTCGTTGGCCTGCTTCATTGTCCAGTTCCAGTTAACCTTGCTCAGTTCTTGGACAAACCGCTGTGTGGTGACGGTCTTCCGGCCATTTGGTTCCTGCTGTATCGAAGCATACCAGGCTATTTCAATATCGCTGCGTCGTGGCATCATTACGCCCTCTCTTGAATACCGGATAAAAACACAGTATAAATACTGTATATATATCCAGTAAAGAGGCGATAAGCAATGTTCGTGGAACTCGTTTATGACAAAAGGAATTTTGATGGTCTGCCCGGTGCAAAAGATATCATTCTGGGCGAATTGACCAGGAGGGTTCACCGGATTTTCCCCGACGCTGATGTCCGGGTTAAACCGATGATGACATTGCCGGCGATCAACACTGACGCCAGCAAGCACGAGAAGGAACAGATAAGCCGTACTGTTCAGGAAATGTTTGAAGAGGCTGATATGTGGCTGGTTTCAGATTAAACGCCTTGAACCGTAATATTGCTTAAGTACAATCCGCCGTGACTGGCAATCATTCAATACTCGCACTATCGAACGTTCGCCAGTCGGCCGCAATCATGCTCTTGCATACGGTGTGGTTGCGGCAATTCATATCACAAGAAAGGCATCACACTCTTCTGGCCTGAAGTTAAGTAATTTGTTTCTTCAATGTTTAAATTGATAGCCTCAATGTGGCTGATAATTGCTATTTTGACTTTAAAGATAAAATTATTTTTTTAAGCTCATCCACGTCATCCATCAACTCAAGTATCGTTGCATGATGAACCGCAGCCAGTACCCCAGAATCACCAGCCTGCACAGAAAGAACATCACTTATAATCGTGCCGTCAGACAATTCTTTATCGCCTACATTTATTGATGCTTCCGGGTAATCATCATAAAGACCGTTGGCAAGAACACCAATGCCGAATCTGCCTTCCTGCCCCTTAATGTCAAGATTCCAGGTCGCCGCCGTTATCTTACGCATGGTCGATTTGGGGTTTTCAATGGGCTTCACATTAAGCTTAACGCGTACGTCTGAGGCGCCATTGACCCAGGAGCCAGGGGCGGTCGCATCTCCACTGCCACTAAATCGATACGATGATCCTGAGACCCATCCTCCTTGCGCAGAGAGCAATCCGCAATTGATATATGCGTCGGAGACGGGTTGCCCCCACTGGTATCGCGCCTCAATGCTCGCTACAGCCCGGTCAACCCCGGCAATATTATGCACGGAAAGAACCGACGCGCCGTTAAGCGTCACACCATTATCGGGTTCAGAAGCTGTCTCTTTTACTGCCTTATTTTCTCCGATCACTGATATCGTTGATGTTATTTTTCCCCCAGCCTTTCCATTAACAGAATTGAGCCGGGAGTCATTGCCCTGGCAAAATTGTCCCGCTTTATCGCCAAATGGTTGAGAAAGTCCGGTACCGCCCTGCTCTTTCGGAACAACGCCATTAACCTTATCTGCTTTATTGGCCACACTACTAATTAACTTTTTCGCTGATGGACCTGTCGTCTGACTGGTGTCAGGCAGTGTGATCGTTACATCACCGTCAGCACTGAAAAACTGCTGCCAGTTTTGCTTGTCATAATTCAGACCACGTAGCGCCTCGGCACTTTGTGCTACCAACGCGGCAGTAACCATATTTAATGCCACGCGGGGAACGGAAGACCATGCGGCTCCTGTCGCTCGCGGTCCTGTGTAATTACTGACCAGTGTCAGTCGTGTATTGCTGTTAACTTCCAGCACAGGAAGTGTGTAAGGCACACCACCCACGACAACCACAATAAAATCACCTGCTGCTAACTCAGTGGTGAAAGTGGTGTCAGTTCCGGCAACCGAGGCTGAGTTATTGTTAAGGGTTAAGGTTCCTGCTGACATGAATATTTCCTCAATACATATCCGGAAGGACAAGAATTGGCATATTGATATTTTGATTAAATGACATATCAAATCTGTTATCATTATAATTACCAACAACCTGGTTATACGCTGAACGGATGTTTCCACCTGACATTACCACGCCTTTTTTCCTTATATTAAAATATCCATCCACTCGTCTTGACTGTGCGCCAGTGAATACTATCTGACAATATTTATCACCTATGTATTGATTATTGTCTGTTACCGTTAGTTGCTGGTCATATACAAATGGGCGCTTCACTGTAGAGAACGTAACCTGTCCTGATGGATTGATCATAGTAATGCCATCACCTGCTACTGGTGCCGTGTTATTAAATATAACGAGTTCCATTGTTACCGATGCCGCAACATCATCTCGTCCGGAATAATTGATATCTCTGACAATGAGATTTGCTCCGTCAAAACCTACTGATACATTATTATTATTCCACTTCCCGAATGGTATACCAGACACAGGAAGCGCCATCGAGTCATTGACTGTAACTGTTCCGGAATATGCACATGTCATCAGGCTGGCGCGGTTTGAAATTGCTGTGAAGTCAGTGGAATCAGAAACCAGAAGTCCTTCGTTATAGGTGGCTGCCGGGAGTATTTCAAATACAGTTCCTGCCCAGTTTGGTATTCTTTGGTAATTTCCCTTGTTAGTTCCGTTAATAGTGACTCCACTATCACCATTTCTGGTTACTGATGTCATATATATCGGTAAAACTATCCATGTCTGATTGTCTACGAACTCCTGAATATCAACCGGACGTGTTGGTAAAACAAAAACTGTGGATCCTGATGTTAATGGAGTATTAACCTGAAACTGGTTTGCCCCCGTACCGTAACCAGCAAAACTTGTGCAAAATGACGGGGCACGGAGCCCAGCCGTAATCGCCATCGCAGGCCGACCATCATTATAATCTATCAATATTCCTTCCGGCATATCACCACCTCCCGACGACAACGCGCCCGCCACCCGGTAGATTTACCGTGACGCCACTGCCATTTATAACAACCGTGTTGTTTTCACCGTTAAAGGCAAACTGGCCACTGTCAGCGTAAAGTTTGCCATGTAATTCAGCGTTTCCATTTTTATCAATGCGCCAGCCTGCTGAACCCGCAACAAAGTTATTCGACTGGATAAAATTACCAATTTTGGCATTGGTAATACTGCCATTCTGAATAAACGCATCGCTGATAAATACCTGCCCATTGATAACGGCAAAGGGAGAATATTGCGTATTGCCGCTGCCGCTCATCAGAACGAACTGGTTGGCGTTAAACCCGACGCGGGTGACTACCGGCTTACCCGCTTCCGCCAGCACCGCGATCGACATCCCGGCGTTATACATCACACCGTTTATTCGAACCCCGGTTTTAAGGGTGTAAATTGCAGATGCCCCGGTCGCGTCAACCACAGCGGTGAGCTTATCTTCCAGCGCGGCAGTCACATCATTGAACTGCGCCTGCACCTGCGTGGACATTTCAGCCATAGCCTTATCGACCTGCGCTATGGTCGTTTTAACCACCAGAATATCCGCGCGTACTTCGCCGTACTGCGCCCACTGATGTTCTACCGTTCCATGGTTGGCCAGCGCATTCTGCAATGCGGCTTCCAGGTTGGTATCAATGTCGCTTGTCAGGCGGTCACCGTCGGCAGACGTCAGGAAGTCATCAGCAATATCGCCCAGGTAGTCGTCAGCATTCGCATTAGATTCACCACGAACCCAGTCGGTCCAGCCGGATTCATTACCCGTTCTGTCTACCAGCTGCGCGCGGTACCAGAATTCCTGCCCCGCTTTTAATCCCAGTTGAGTGTATTCGGCAGAAGGATAAGGCACATCAGACAACAGCAGAGGATTTGAGAAATCACTGTTCGCGGTGTACTGAATTTCCGTTTTCAGCGTGTCCCCGGTGTTAGCCGGGAATCCCCAGTTCAGGCGAATCCCCCAGTTGATCGGCGTTGTCGCAAAGCCGACAGGTTTCGGCGGATTTCCCACCTTGCCCGTCAGCGTTTTCTCTTCGGAGTAGCCCCAGCCAGAGGAGATTTCAGAGGCATTAATAGCGCGCACACGCACGAGGTAGCGCCCGGCATAAATACCCGATACATCAAATGACGTGGTGGAGCTGCGCGGCACGTTAACCCAGTTACCGTCATTGCGGCGCCATTGTGCCTCATACGCGATAGCATTCTGCGCCTGGTCCCAGCTCACCCGCATGGTTTCGACGCTGATATTCTGCTGAACCACTGAAAACGAGCTGATCACGATGTTCGCAGGCGGCGACTGGTTACCCGGTGGGATTACACTCACCGGCCGCTGGTCAATGATGGCTCCGGTATCGATACGGGCATATTTATCCGGATCGTGCCATGCGCCGGCAATCGAGAAGGTACCATCATTGTTATCGGAGACACTGACAACACGATACTGCTGGGCGTAGAGTTCATCTGACTCAACCACCCATACAGCTTCGGCCTGTGGTGTCTCACTGTATGCCGTGGTGACTGTGACTGATTCCCCGTTAACCGCCTGAATAGTCCTGCTCTGTGACGCACCGGAGGGAAGATTGAGAATAAGGCGATCGCCTGCTGCTGCATCAGCTACGCGGTCAAGTTTAATCACGCGACCGTTAACAGCACTGATGCGGCCGCCCATAACTTTGCCGGACAGAAGCTCGTCTGACACGGCGATGATGTATCCCGGCTGCGGAATGTTTCCGTCCAGGCCAACATCAAACGAAACAACGCGATCCTTGTTGTTGGTGAGAATACCCCAGCGCCCCTTTCGGTTCGCTTCTGATTGCCGGGTGCAGCCGATGGCTGTCATTTCCAGCTGATTAAATCCGTACCGGGCCACCAGAGGCTGCTCAAACACCGGCTCCATCGCATCCGCATAGGCGTTACCCGGATCAGACCAGGAAACCAGCGCTGTGGTATAGCGCGTTTTCGAAGTGCTGCTGGAATAGGTAAAGCGTCCATCGATAACGTTAGCGCGGGTGTAAGCGTAATCCACATCTCTTGGCATATCGGCAAGCGCAACAATCTGATCGCCGCCCCAGTACGTCATACCCCGGAATATAGCCGCAAAGTCACGCAGCACAGTGTAAGCGTCATTCCTGTCCTGAACATAGACGTTACAGGTATAGCGTGGCTCTGTCCCGCTTCCACCCTTTCCATCCGGTACCGGCTGATCGCAATACTGCGATACCTGGTATAACGTCCATTTATCGATATTGGCTGCACTCAGGCGATTACCCAGACCAAAGCGATCGGTAATCACCAGATCGTAAAATATCCACGCCGGGTTATCGGTCCAGGCCCATTTAAACGCCCCTTGCCATGTACCGCTGTAAGTCCTCGTTTCAGGATCATAATTATCCGGCACACGGATCACGCGCATTTTTGGCTCGCAGGAAATCTGCGGGATAGAGCCATTGAACTGGCTTGAGTCGAACTCGATGTAAAGCAGAGCGGTATTCGGATAACGTAATTTGGCGTCAATCACTTCCGTGAAGCTCTGCAGCGTCATTTTGTCACCGATCTTCGCGCTGTTTGCGTCAGCGGTAATCTTACGTAACCGGATTGTCCAGGTACTGCCAGCCTGTGGTAAATCAATACGGTGGCTGCGTTCGTAGCCTGAGGTGGTTTTCCCGGTTACGCTGGTATTCAGAACGGTCAGCCACGTACCACCATCGGTCTGCAGATCTATCGCATAATTGACGGAATACCCAACCAGATCGCCGTTATCTTCCTGCTTAAATAACGATGGCCATTTCAGGCGCAGACGAACGGCTGAAAGCTGGGAATTGGTAAAGGTGCGTGTCCATGCTGTTGCACTTGAAACCTCAGAGCCAACATTAATCTCATTTTCAGTACCAGGGATACCCTGAATGTAATTCTGCGCCTGCGTCCCTGAACGGAACTCCCACACTACGCCACTAAAATTCTGCGAGCCATCCGCATTCTCAAGCGCGGTACCATCCAGATAAATATCCTTGCCAGTCAACTGTCCTGCGAACTCACCTTCTCCCAGCGCTACGAGTATTTTTGCCTTCGCTACCGACTGCAGATCATCTGGCTGTTCGGTTGGGGTTCGGGAACTGGAACTGCCGCCCTTGCGGCCTTTAATCGTGGTTGCTAAAGCCATATCGCGCCCATAAAAAAAGCCACCCTGAGGTAGCCTGAGAAAAGGATTTTTTCTTACTGCTGATCTTCGACGTATATCCCAGCAGAAATAATCGCCCCACCAATTCGACGCTTACCATACCCTAGGGGGACGGGATATCCCTGCGCCGCTGTATTGGTTACTCCTCCGAACGCATACGAAGCCCGGTTGTCTGCACCTTGTTTGCTGGCTATGCCGGATGGCTGCGGTGAAAGAAGCTGAATTACCCCGCCGAGGACCAACGATGCACCAGTGGCAGCAGCAAACCCAGTCAAGCCACCAGCAGCGAACGCAGCGCCAACGCCGCCAGAAACAAAGACAGCCGTAGTTATCAAAACCGCTCCTAATATGGTCTGAAAAATACCAGCGCGTTTACTACCGATAATTACAGGCATGATCCTTACTACGTCACCTTCAGAGGGAAACCCCATCTCATCTGCAGCGATATTCCTTTTTCCTTTAAACACTGCGAAAGTTAACCCGCGACGCTTACTGCTGATCATGAAACTTTCAAAACCGGGTAATGTTTTACTTAGAGCAATAGCAGCTTCACCAGTTCGCGCTATCAGTCGTTGATGGGTTCTACCGAAGGTCTTTCCTAACACTCCGCCTAGCTGAATTGTTGTCATTATTTCTTTCATATTCTCACCATAAAAAAACCCGCCGAAGCGGGTTAAGTCTTGGTTAGATACAGCGTTCTATTACTTTAATCCGGCTGTTGATTCGATAAGCGAACAGGCCACCTTGATGACGAAATTCTATCTTGGTAATTCCACCGTCCGATATTAAATCAACCATCTCAAGTTGAGATTGTGTAAAAACAGTTTTACCACCGTCATAAGGCTGAATAAAAACGCTTCCATATTTTTGGCTTTCTTCTTGCCAGCCACCGAGTATGCATTCAGCCACCGCGTCAATTTGTTTCTTCGACTGATAAGAATTTGACGCTGGCTCTTTTCGGAGATCCTGCATGCTCGAACATCCAGCCATGGTTAACAAAGAAAAGGCCAATAATGCTTTTTTCATATCCCTATCCCCTTTTGTTTTGCAAAAGGTTAGCACAGAGATTTATAGCGTAGTACCTTCATCGTGCGTTCCTGCCAGTATCCACCATAAGGCACACGCTGGCTCAAATGGCCATAAAGATGGTGGAGTAACATGTTACCTTCCAGTAGGATCCCTGCATGGTTCCACTTATTAGCTTGGACCTGCATGATAACCATATCACCTGGCTGCGGTACGCCACTGAATTCTCGGAATCCGCATTCATACCAGCAATCGTGGTAGAAATTTTCGGGGTAACTATCCTCCCACCAGGGATAATCCACGCGGTAATCCGTCAGTTCTATACCATGCGTCTGCCTGAAGTAGCTCATTATGAGACCCCAGCAATCGAAATGGCCGAGCACAAACGGACGCTCCAGTAGCGGCAGTTCACCGCGCGGCTGGATGGTACGCAGATCCCCATCTGGCCAGCTGATGATGTGCCAGGGTAAGAGCGTTGCATCACATTGCGCTTTATCCAGTTCGCTCGGCTGTGTCGTTGCGTCCGGGTGGCTGTGAACAATGGCAATCACTGTTCCCCAGTCTTCGGCAGCGGCATAATCTTCCGGTGACAGGTGGAAATGCTCTGTCGGATCGGTTGCCAGATTACGGCAGGGAATGTACCGCTGCACCCTGCTTTTTTGCACCACCACGCCGCAGCATTCGCGCGGATATTCAGCAGCAGCATGCTCCATAATGGCGTCGATAATTTTCTGACGCATATCAACTCCTGATCAGGGATGTGCCAGGGAAACCACCGAACGGCAACTCGTTCCCCTCGCCATGTCGTAACTTGCACGCAGTGAGTGTACCGGAGCATTCATCGAGTGACGGATCGTTAACCGGGTTGTTGTGCTTGTCGAAATAGTGCGTTCCGGCATAGTCGCATCCATCACCGGAGCGGTATTTGTTCCGGATACACCAGGTACAAAGTGAATGTAGCTGGCGTGTCGGGATCATCAGCCCCTGCAGATCCATCGGACTGGACAACGTAAACGCCACCACCTCGTTGGTTTCAGTGCTCTTGGCGTCAATGTAAAACACCTTCAGCTTTTCCTGCTGCGGATCCGCCGAAGGGTTTCCCTCCGGATAGTTTTTCTCATCCAGATACTGCGCCAGCGTGTCATGAACGGTGACCTTTGCCTGCAACAAGTCATCATAAGCAAGACACAGCGCCGTAATGGAACTATCCAGGTTAGCGACCGAGAGCGTTGGCTGTGCGCAGGTCCCATCTGTCGCCGTCTCAATACCCTCTATCTGGCAGGGCCAGGCTTTATATTCCTGTCCCTGCCACCAGATCGATTTCGCCGGTAGCTTATTTTCATCCCCACCAGCAGCGGAAATTTCATCGGGAGTATGGGCAATATTGTGGGCGTGGAAGCGGAGAACGTCGGAAACACCGAATGCGGTGCCATCGACATCAAAAAGCCGGACAACATTGCCCGGCTCAAGTTTCTGATAATCACTGTTTAAGCTCATGGTGCAAACGCCTGTTCAAAGGTGGCTGATACGGTTTCCACTGTTTTGCTTTTGGTGACGCGCTGCAGGCTGTCTGCCTCAACGCGCCACAGCGCAAGATCACCGCCAGGTGGGGTAAACGAAAATGATTTCGTCTTATGGCGCCGCAGGAAAGCATAAATATCCCGGACGGTTTGCGGTTCGCCGGTAAATGAAAACTCATAACTGAGCGTTTCATCATTCAGCCCGGCACCTGACACCTGCTTATAGCCATCACCAAACTGCGCCGTACGGATGGTATCCTTACTTTTCAGAGTCGGCTGGCTGGATGCCTTGATCCGCCAGCTAAAATGTTCAATCGCCATCGCTTACCTCTGCTTGTTGGCATTCCAAATCATGCCTCCCGGTTGTATGGCTTTCGCGATCCCTGCCCGGACAGAGCTGTCGATAACCTGCTGGTAGGCTTTCCCGAGCGCATCACCGCTCCCTTTCTGTTGGCCCGACTCACCCTGGCCCGTTGTGACGGAAACCGGCGCGTAAACGCTGACACCGAAAGGAGAAGCAATGCCGCCGCCACTCCCACCCACCAGACCGCCGGTAGCATAGCCGCGCATCATTTTGTACAGATTGCCGACACCGATCCGGTTTGTGGCCTCCTGCGTAAAGACAAACTCTCCACGGTGCACCACACCTGCAGGCTCATACTTACCGCCGGATCCGGTATAACCACCACCAGCAAAACCCAGCGCTGACGTGGCGGAACTGACCAGGCCAGCCATAGCCTGCTTCATCAGGATCTGCGTCAGCATCGACAACGTGGAACGGGTGAAATCGGCCCAGTTTGCTTTCCCTGTCGTCAGCATATCGGCCATATACTGGCTGATACCATCGAATGTGGCTGAAGCTGCGGACTTCATCGAACCATAGGCATCAGCCGCTGAATCGGCATAGTCAGCCCACGCTGAGTTCGCCCCGGCCTGCCAGTTGCCGCGGAGCTCGTCCTGTGCGGCATAATATTTTTTCAGTGCTTCCAGTTCGTTCTGATAACCCTGATCGGAATCCGCGCCGCCTGCATTCATCCAGCCCTGCCGCAGCTGTGCCTCTTCGTTTTGCCGCTGCGCGCCGCGACTGCTCATGCTGCCCCCGGCCACAAGCGCTCGGGTTTTCTCCCCAATCTGGGTAACGTACTTCTGCGAGCTGTCCTGCAGGCGGTTTAACCGTTCCTGGGCAACAATCTGATCGCCCAGTCGGGCATTCACTTCGGCCCGCGCCAGTACCTCGTCTTTGTTCGCCAGCACCGATTTTTCATCGGCGGTCAGCGCGCGCTTTTTGGCGGCCTCTTCCAGCACCGAAAAGCGGGATTGCTGTTTCCACAGTTCCTGCCGCTGCTGGCTGATAGTATCCGTGATGCTCTTATGCTCCTGCAGAGTGCGTAACTGCGCCTCGAGCTCCAGTGTCTGCGCGCTGGCAGCATCGGCACTTTTTACTCCTGCAGGTGTTTTCACTGCTGACGGCTTTTTAGGCTTCTTCAGTGAGTCGTCGTATTCCTTCTTAGCGGCTGCCATCAGAATGTTGTAATCGGCCTGGAGGATACGTCCGTCTTTGATGGCCTGATTATATTCTTTCTGTTTTGCCGTAAATTTATCCAAAGCTGATTCGGTCTTTGAATATGCAGCCTGCGCTTGCGCGGCATACTTCTGGCGATCAGATTCAATCACCGCCTCGCGTGCGGCGTTATCCTCAGTTGCCTTTGCCACACTGGCCTGCTGCTGCGCCATTTCCAGGGCAAGGCGGGCAGACTCCCGATCGTTCCAGTAGCTGGCGCGCGCATCATCATTGACATAACCATCACCTTTACGCAGATTCCAGATTTCATCCGCCCGCTTAAAGGCCGCTTCAGCTTTGGCAACCATCTCCTGCGTGGTGTCAGGCCGTCCGATATCAAGCGCCGCATCCCACATCGATTTAAAGGCACGCTTCAGACTGTCGGCAGCGGTCTCAATCGACCCCATATTGTCGCGCAGGCTCTTTGTCTGCTCACGAAAACCGTTCGTCGCCGCATCATTAGCAGCCTGCAGCGCCCCGGCTTCATCCCCGGCGCGTTGCAACTGCGCCACATAAGCAATCTGTTCCGCTGTGACGTTGTGGAACTGCTGCGCCATGGCAATAAGACCTGAGGTCGGATCGTTCGTCAGTTTGCCGAATGCCGCCGCCACCTTATCAACCGGCACACCTGACGCATCGGTGAATTTCGCTACCGCCTGACTCATATCATCGAACCGGGCACCGGCACGCACTCCGGCGTTAACCAGCTCCGTCAGCGCACTGCTAGTCTGGTTAAACGTGAGTCCCGCCTGTTCGCCGGATTTCGCCAGCACCAGCATGCGGTTTGAGGTCAGCCCGGCAGTGTTACCGGACAGAACCAGCGTTTTATTGAAATCAGACAGCGTGGACGAGCCCTGATACCAGGCGTAAACCACCGCGCCAGTGGCGGCAGCCAGCGCGCCAACCCCAACCATCACTGGCGATATGGTGCCCAGCAGCGCCCGAAAGGTCGGAATAATACCGCCGAAGGAGTCTTTCACCTGACCGCCCTGCTGCAGCAGGATAAGCCACGGACTCTGACCACCGGCCAGCTGGGTGGCGATATCCGTAAACTGCGCAGGCAGCATACGCATCGCCGCGTTGTACTGGCCTACAGAAATACCGGCCTTCTTCGCGGCGCTCTCCTGGCGGGTAAATGACTGCTGCACCTTCAGCGCAGAGTCATTCGCTGCGTCACCCGTCTGCTTAAACTGCCTTTTTACGTACTCCATCTGCTCGTTGAACTTTGACGAGTTAACATCAAGATTAACGACCAAGTCACCCACTGCCGTCTGGGCCATAGCGAACACCTCCTGAAATGCCCTCGGCCTTTGCCATCAGCACAGCGTCACCGGGTTCATCGTTGGCAATATCCTCCGCTGAAGGTGAAAGAAGGCTGAAGCTGGCAGGGGTTGATGTGGTTTTGGGGTCAAGCGCGGTAATGACGATATGCATCAGCGAGGAAAAATGTGCATCCAGTTGCACATCATTAAAAAAATTGTCCTGGTAGAACGTTCGCCAGTCGGCGTATTCCGTTGACGACATACCAGCAAGCATGGCGCGCCAGTCCGGGCGGCGAAATTCACGCGCCAGTTTCAGGACGAATGTCAGCTCGCTGGCGAGGACTTTTCCAGACTGACCGGCTCAGTCACAGCAACATCCTCTGGATCATTAGCTTCCTGCAGCGGCACCATGCCGGACAGCAGCTTTACGCTGTACTCTGCAGCGGAAATAATCTCCAGTGGCCAGGTCATCAGCACCTCATTCTGGATCTGTTCAACGTCTTCTTTCGGCGTTTTGTGCGTCCCTTTCAGAGCGTGGTCATGCCATAAAGACATGGCCACCAGAAGTGCGCCGGATTTAATCGTCATATCCATCGCCGCCTGCATGTCGGCATCGGGGATACTTTCCAGTGTCTTCAGGTGCTCAAGATGCTCAATACGCTGCAGCGCCGACAGTTCGTAGAGCGTGACGGTCTTGCCGTTGCGTTCGAACGGCTCACTTTTTAAAAACATGGGTTACTCCGGAAAGCGGGGCCACAGCCCCGGAAGTCAGGAAACGGTGACTTTACAGGTCGCGACAAAAAGCCCGTCGTTGGTCATCACGATAATGTCGGCGGTTCCGGCGGATATGCCGGTTACCGTCAGCACTGTACCAGCGACAGTCACCGTGGCTTTACCTGCATCCGTGGTGGTGGCCCGGAAAGATGGATCGCTTGCGCTGGCTGGCGCCACAGTGACATTCAGCGTGGTGGTAGCAGCAACTGCAACGGTGGTGGTCGATTTATCCAGGCTGACGCCGGTTACGTCTATCACTGCAGCAGCGCTGTCTTCAGCAAGACCTGGCTTGCCGTTGTTACTGATTTTGACAGAACGGGTAATGGTGTCTTTTGCCGTCACCGTTTTACCCAGGCTGCTTACCCAGCCACGGAATACATCGATGGCGCCATTCGGGTATTTGATTTTGTACGCCAGCACGGTACCGTCATCAAACCAGCGAACCAGATCCTGCTGCCCGCTCTCGGCAGGTTTCCAGGCCAGCGTAAAACTCGCCTCCCCCGCCGATTTCTGCCCCTGCGCGGTAGCAGTCCAGTCGGCATCATCGTCATCCAGATAGGTATCATCGTTTGATTCGGCAGTCAGTTCACCGGGCTGCAGATCTTTAATCTTTGCCAGGCGCGTCCAGTCAACATCCGATAATGGGTTAGCGAACGGGTTGCCCGATCCGGAATAAATCCAGAGCGTGGTGGTGGCACCCTTTACCGGCGCCAGTGGGTTTGGTGTAGTCATTACGTCCTCACATAATGTAGCTGATGGAATAACTGAGGTCGGCAGATCCCCACGTCATGGCCTCTTCATCGCGCTGATAGTCATACCCCTGAGCTGCCATCAATTCGAGAAGATTTGCCAGTTCGGGAACATCAGACATTGCCGGATAGATGCGGTCCTCCATCCAGGAATCCAGAGCACTGTCTGTAGCCGTGGCTTTCAGAAACACCTCAACATGCAGCACGGCTGTCCACATATCTTCATCAACACTTTCATCCGAGGCTCGGGCATCAGAAAGGTAAACCGCAACCGCCGGAAGATCCTGCTCATCCAGAAACCCAGGACGACCATCGAACCATGTCACTGCATCTGAGATATTGCGCTGGAGCGCGGTTAGTACGGCTTTGCGGATATCACTGTTTTTCATCGTTTAAGGATCAGCCTCAGTTGGTTAGACAGGTTTTGTCGCATAATTTGCGGCATACGTTCGTCCATAAGTTTTGGCACTTCAGCCCGGAACGTTTCGGTCAGAGGAACGGAAAGGGGAATACTGACCACTTCAATGGGATACCGACTCTTTGTGGTACGCCGCAAGACATGCCAGCGACCGTTTGCCAGTTGTTGAAGAAAGGCCCCGGGAAAACGAAAACGCCCCACACGCAGCTCACTGTTCGTACCTGACTTATCACGTTTACGCCGTGACAGACGCATACTGGATGGTCCCAGTTTGATAGCGGGAAGATTCCCGCGGTTTATGCGAATCAGAGCGCGCGGCTTCTCCACCGTAGCCCGACGTATCCGTGCACGCTGCCTGACCAGTTTTCGGGGAACGCGGGTTGATTTCGCGACAGCGGACACACTGCGATTGACCGCCTGCGTGGCGATACGGTTCACCGTCTGGGCGGAAGCGCGCGGTACAGCTCTTTTACTGATGCTGTTCAGATTAGCAATGGCCTGCTCCAGCCCCTTAATCGACATATTCCCTCCTGCTTACTCGATAAAGATGCGCGGTTTGCCGTTAAAGCGTTCGTGACGGGTAAGATGGAATTCCTCCCCTTCAAAAATCACCACGTCATTACGACGCGGACTGTATCCTGAGGTAAACACCACCAGCGATCGCCCTGTTCCGCTCAAAGGCCCCATTTCTTCCAGAAACTCAGCCGGAATAACAATCATTGGCTCCCCGTTGATGGTCGCTGGCTTTCCCATTTTGTTTACCGTGACCGCATCCATGCGGCTGACAAGCCTGTCAAAGGGATTAAGCATTGATTTTCACGGCTACAATTGCGGAACTGGCAGTAGCATCTTCCCAGGCTACCCCGGCCAGATCGGCTCCTGTCGCATCGTTCTGCACTTTGCCATCTTTGATATGAACCTGCTCACCGATGGTGATCGCATCGGTAGTCAGCTTAGGAAGCAGGAAAACCCCTTCGGCAAAACCGTCCCCCGTCTGGCCTGCCGGAATATCAGTAATGGCAATCGCCACGACTTTCCCCACCATCACCGGCGAACCACTCAGGATCGCACCGCTGCCCGTGTTGGCAATCTCAATAGTTTTGCCATGCTGTATAAAATTCTTCGCCATAAATTCAGTCTCCAACCAGCCCCATACGGGGCCGAATTCAGATACAAAAAAGCCCTGATGGGCTGTGATGTGCTGCTTGAGTGGAAGGAATTATTTCCCGGTAGATTTCGCCAGGCCACGATAATCCAGAGGGGAAACACCAGCATCGATGCGCACCTTGGTCGCAATGCCGTCGGTCGTGAAGCCTTCCTGCTGGTCGATATACGGAGTATCAACGCCGTTCAGGTAAGCCACTTCGATGGTGTCCGTGCCCTTAGCGGCGGCCAGATACCAGGCGCTGGTGTCTTTGGCGTCAAGACGCGGCTCCGCGATAACTTCAGCAAAGTTCTGAATTGGGTTCATGATACCGGCGTTGATATCCGCCCCTTTCACACTGGCAGACTTGATCGTCTGGTTTGCCAGGGTTTCGAGCGCGACTGGCACCAGCATGAATGCCGGGCGAATATTCAGGGGACGCTCTCCCTCTTTCTGAAGGCGCATCATCTTGCGCGCTTCATCAAGGCTGGCTACAGAAATCGCGCCTGCGGAAATATTGCCGTGATCAGCATGGAACAGCGGCTTACCATCAGACAATTTCGCGTTTTCGGTAAGAACGGCATATACCAGATCGCCAATCGTCCCTTTTGCCGCACGCCCCATCTTCATAGGTACATCGGTTAACTGATTCAGATCGTCGTTGATGATAGCCTGACGGGTAATAGAGAAGATTTCACCGTAGGTGGCCAGCGCGATGCTTTCACCTTTATCTTTGGTGGTCACATACTTATATTCAGCCCCCTCGCGTACCTGACGCAGGGAGGAGAAACCACCCAGGCCGACACGATGCGCCGTTTTAAAGTCAGACAACTGGCCTTTCTTGGTCCACTGCTCAAAAGTTTCTGCCGCTTCCTCCCAGCCCTGAAGCAACGCTTTATTAGCAACGTCGAGCAGGATATTGCCGAAGTCAGACGTGCTGTGCGTCAGTGCCATACCGACCATCTGCATCGGGTTATAGCTGGAAACGCCGATGCCGCGCTCGGTCAGCGCCATACGGGCATATTCGCGCAGCGTCATACCGTTGTAGACGTTATCACGCTCCATGCTCTCGAAGCCCGCGCGCGCCATCAGTGCCTGGCGAACTCCGTCGCCAACAAAGTTACCGTTCCCGGCGTAAATATGCGCATCCGTGGTTTTATTCGACGGGGTTGCATTTTTGCCCAGCGCCGCCAGCAGTTCATCTTTAGCCTGTGCAACGGTGCATTCCGGATCCGCGATGCATTTATTCTGCAGCTCATGATGCTTGCCGCCGAACATCGCAAAGAGATCGTTAATCGCGGTAACACGGTTCTTTTGCTCGGCAAGCACCTGTGCACGGATAGTGGCTTCATCAGAAGTGGACGCTGGCGCTGTGGTCGTCGTTGCCGGCACCTGTGGTTGTGGTTGCTGCGGTTCGCGCTGGGTAGTATTGCGCGGCGGGGCGATCATGTTACGAATGCTGTTTGGCATCTTTTCAAAGTCCTCGATACGTTTTGATTGAATGCAGGCCATCGCCTGCAGAGATGTAGTTACCTGATCGGCAAAGCCATGCGCCAGGCATTCTTTACCATCCATCCAGGTTTCATCGTCCAGCATGGCGGCGATTTCCTCGGTCGTTTTTCCTGTTTTCTCCGCGTACGCCGGGATCAGGACAGACTCGACCTTATCCAGCAGATCGGCATAATCCCGCATGTCGTTGGCATCGCCACCTGCGAATCCCCATGGTTTGTGGATCATCATCATGGTGTTTTCCGGCATAATGACCGGGTTGCCAACCATCGCAATAACCGAAGCCATTGAAGCAGCCAGACCATCGATGTGAACGGTGATCGCTGCGCCGTGATGTTTCAGGGCATTAAAAATGGCGATGCCATCAAAGACATCGCCACCGGGCGAATTGATATGAAGGTTGATATGGGTAATGTCGCCAAGCGCCTTCAGGTCATTCACAAACTGGCGCGCCGTCACCCCCCAGTAGCCGATCTCGTCGTAGATATAAATATCCGCTTCGTTGTCGGCGCTGGCCTGCATACGGAACCAGGAATTACTTTTTGCGCTGGCTTTCGGACGGTGATGCGCCCGGCTCTTTGGCTTCGGCACTTGTGCCTCCTTTGTCATTGGCAGGGTCAGTGTCAAACACCAGCCCCATCTCTTTGTTTTCGTCGATTTCTGCCTTCCGTCGCGCCTTCACATCGTTCGGGTTACGTCCGCTGGCGCGGACCCAGTCGGATTCTGTTGCCGCTCCGCCCCGGATCTGTAACTTCCAGGCATTGGCCTCTTTAACCGGATCGATCCACGGCATAACAGGGCCGGAATAAACTGCCGAGTACAGCGACTCCATATCCAGACCGCGGGGTAATTTAATCTCGCCGGCGGCCACCGCCATTTTCAGCCAGGCGCGGTACATTGGCCGGGTCACCGCGCCAATAAACCAGTCCTGCAAAATGAGATAGCCGTCTGTTGATTCCACCAGTTCCTGCCGCTGCGCGCTGTAGGTGCCGTTGTAGTTTCTGGCTGTGCTTGAAAAGCTGAGTCGACTGCCTGCTGCGACAGCGCGAAGTTGCCCATTACGGAAGGTTTCAAGGTTAGGATTGGGCCGGTCAGATTTCACCATGCCGATATCTTCACCTGGCTTAAGATCGTCATAAATGATGCCAGGCTGAATCATCACTTCCCGATCATCATCATCGGAAGAAGTGTTGCTCTCTTCGAAGCTTTGCCCGTCCCCCTTTTTGATGTACATGCCCAGCGCAGCAGCAATACGTGCGGCGGTGAGCTCGGCGTCTTCATATTCTTTGAGTGCGCTCAGGCGCATCAGTACGCCGGACAGCATCGATACGCCCCGGGTCTGGTGCAGACGGCGGACAAATTTAAGATGCAGCATGTTTTCCGCATCAACTTCTTTGGTATCAAGCTGACGGCCTGAAACGGGCAGGCTTTTATAAACCTGATATTTCCTTGGTCTACCCCAGTTGTCGACGAATACCCCCTGATTAAGCTGGCTGGCAGCATCGCTGTTCATGGGAATAAAATCGGGTTCAAGCGCTTCAAGCCAGAAAGGGATACCGGCTGATGGCGTAAGACCATTCCCGGTTCCACTGACAAGCTGGGCAAATACTTCGCCATCCCGCAGCCAGGTGCGCAACATCAGGCGCTCAAGCATCGGACGGGTAAACTGGTTCGTGACATCTGGCCTGACAGACCATTCTGCCCATTTACTACGGATCTGATCGGCCAGCTTTTTGGCGATTTTACCGTTCATCAGTTTGGGATGGGGTTCAACAATAATTCCGGCTTTCCCCACCACCCGTTCTTCAAGCTTATCGAACACCCCAATCACCAGATCGTGGTTGTTATCGAGCCACCGGGCCTGCTCCCGCAATGATACGGCCCCCATTTTGCTGAGCTGATCTGCAGAACGGTTTTCACGGCGCCCCTTATGCGTTCTGGTCGGGGTAACGGCTTCATATGCCCTGATTTTCGCGCGCGCCTGCAGACGGGCGGCTTTCCAGCCAGGCGAAAAGACACCAATCGCATCATCTAAAAGGCTCATTCAAACCTCGCCAGTCGGTAACCGGGTCGCCCGCGGCGATGAGAAATAAGAGAAGAGAGACGACGCTCCCACTCCTGCCGCCCTTTACGGATTTCCGACAGGTTCTCCATCGTCATTTCCTGCCCATTGAAACGGATAGTTTTGCCATCCAGCACCGCCATCTCGGCTTCGGTATAACGCTGGATCATGGCTTCAATATCAACACGGTTCACAACCATCCTCCTGAAGTACTCCAAGGGTTAGCATCATCGGTTACGGGATTTTTCCGCTTCCGTTTTTTGGTGGGTACTGGTTCTGGTGTCTGGGATGACGTTTCGCCAGCTTCCGGTGGCGCGTTCTCCAGCCAGGTTTCCCGCCTCGCCCACTCAGGAGCAGCGGGCCATTTGATTTTCTCGTAGCCGTGGAGGATGGCGAGCGCATCAGCGTAGACCAGCAGATCAAATGCTTCATTTGCACCACGTCCCGGCTTACTCCATTTACCATCGGTCGAACGCTCCTCATAGGTCAGTTCATCGTAAAACCAGCTGCCGAGCCAGTCAGGGAAATGCACATAGCCAGGGCCAGGTGAATCACGCCACAAAGCGTTGTTCACCCTGTCTTTCAGAGCATCGGTCTGGAGCAGGTAAAGCGGGACATCACCAGAAGCCTGTGCTCGTCGGCTTGAGCGTCCGGTATTATCAGGAAAGGTTCTGGAGATGAGTTTTGATCGGCGGACACTGTCGCCTTTGAACAGATAAACCTGTTTTCCGAGTCCCTCCCGACGGCACTTACGCCAGAATTTATAAGCGTTGTCGGTCACACCATCCTCACCGCCGGAGTCAACGGCCATCGCCATCAGCCGCATACACCGGGTCGGATCCGATGCCAATGGCCAGGCTTTGTTAAACGCATCGGTCAGCAATAAATCCCAGTCTTCCGGATAGCTTGCCGGGTCAATCTGCTGGCTCTCACCATTGGCGTCATGGCGCATCGACTGCCGGATGTTGTAGCGGTCCACCAGCCAGCGCTCTCCCATGCTGCCGTAACCAGTAATCTGAACAACAAAACGTCGGTTGCGCCCCGCCTGAACGTCGACGGTCGCCATAAGAAAACAAACCCCGTCCGGAACAGAGCGCTTTGGTACATCCTCCGCACGCTGCTCAAGCAATTCACTTTTACGCTGATCCATGCTGGATCGGGGAAGGTACGGACGCCCAAAGTCTGTGTTGATTACCGTCTTCAGTGCTTCCTCGCTGCCGGTGGCCTGATAGTCCTGCTCGGCAGTAAGAAATTTATAGATGAGCTGCGCCCAGGTCTGGTACGCGGCGGCGGGTCCTTCCATCCAGAAGGAGGCAATGCGCGAGCGGCGCCCTTCTCCAGTGATAACACCATCGCTGTCGATGGTTTGCCCATCGCGCAGCCACACGCCTTTCATATTCAGCGAACGCTTCATATCCGGTGTGATGTGATCTTTACAGGCAGGGCATTGAAGACTCGCTTTCTCGCTCGCCTGAACAGGGTCCGCGATATCGCGGTAACCTGTCATGTTGTCCATTTCAGGTTGGAAATATTCACCGCAATGTGGGCACGGCCAGTAAAGGCGACGGCGATCACCACGGTTGTACAGCGCCAGAATCCCCGTTGAGGGAGGTGCTTCATGTGGTGAGCTACGGCGCCATTTTGTGTCACGTATATCGCGGCCCGGCGAACTCTCAACCAGTGTCATACCTGATGACATGAACGTTGTGGTTCGCTTTGATGCCAGTGAAAAGGCGTCACCTTCCCCGTCAATGTCTTCCGGGAAACGGTCATAATCGGTCAGTGCCACGCATTTATAGTCCGATGAGGACATAATATTGACCGATGGCCAGCCGATTTTCAGGTAGTTCCCGGCACGAAACGTGCGATCATATACGTTGTTATCGTTACGCCGCGGGCTCAGTCGGGATTTCACTTCAGGGCTGCAACGGAATGTACGATCAAGACGCTTTTTGGAGTGCTCGCGCGCCTTTTCCTCAGTCATCTGAATCAGGAGCATATCAGCCGGATCACAGACAACGTTGTAAACAATCCAGCCATCAATCAGACCAATGGTTTTACCGGTTCGCGCCGGACCAACAAACACCACTGCGTCATATTCACGCGATGCCAGGCAGTTCATCGGTTCAATCACGTAAGGTGCCAGATCCGGATCCCATGGAACGGAGTTACCCGCCCCCATTGGCACACGCATATAAGTACTGACCGCATCGGCCACCTGCATTCGACGCGGGGCACGTAAGATACCGGAAACATCGCGGCGGATGCCTCTGGCGGATGCCCGCTTTGCCATCAGTCCTCCTCTGGCTCTTCCTCCTCTTCTTCAGCATCCCGTACCCTCTCCGCCATCTGATCGCGCAGGTCATCGATAACGCTCTGCACGCGAGAAACCGCAACAGGCGTTAATGCACAGTCACGCTCAAGTACATCAGGGAGGGTTTCAAGTACCATGACGACGGCTTTCGCCATCAATGAGAATTCTCGCGCAACTTCATCGGCGGGAATGAGCTGCCCCGTGTCCTGCTCAAACTTAAGTCGCTCATTCTCAGCTTTCCAGTGGGAAAGCCTGTCCGATGGCGGCATGTCATCGATATTGGCTGACACAGTAGGGATCATCAGTTCGGTCAGAATGTCGGTGATCAGGTAAAGCTTTAATTTGCTGTTGCTACCTGGTGCCGGTTCAATATTTTTCAGCCTGGCAGCAACCGTCTGACGGTGTACGCCAGTGATCCCCGCCAGCTGGTTGATGTTCAGTTTTAAAGCGGCAATTTCCTGGTCCATGATGGTGAACACTTTTTAAACGATTCGACATCTGCACGAAATCGCCTCTAATGAGATCAATAACCTGTGCAAATGATGATGATGACCTTAGATCCGAAAAACTAGCCGTTTCCGCGAGCACGCCGCCCCGTGGCAGGGTCCCCCTCCGGGAGTACCTTTTGATAATAATTATCAATTGCACACTATCGACGACACTGCCGCCAGATAACGCCACCGGGTAAACATTCCATCATGATGGCTTTGCGGATATGGGAAGTTAATTCATCCATTGCTTTCTTGTCTGCCGCCACCTGCTTTGCGACATCACGCGCCGCACATTCAGCAGCGTTTTTCAGCACATTTTCGAGCACCGCTTCGAGATTGGTATCAATGCCGGCTGTGTGCTGCTCCTGGTGGAATGCATACGAACTGATCGTGGCCTCGTTAACCATTGCGCTGTTAATAAAGACCTCGCCATCTTTAACTATAAATGACGGATTCCCTTTAAAGTAATTCCTAGCTAATTTCACACCTTCTGGTGTGAGAAAGGTTAAGAATCCGCTAACTGGAAACTGCGGTGGAGCAGACATGGAGTTAACTAATCCCAGTTCGCGCAGTTCACCCATACCTGAATTGGACGGCAGATCACCAGACTGATGAGCACCGCGAAAAAAAAGGCATACATTACGTCTATTGCAGCGCCAGATAGCGTAATGATTTCGTTACTCATGATACGTTTCCTTTTAGGCGTGAGCCTGTCGCACGGCAATGCCGCCCGAGAGGTAAACGCAACCTAACGGCATCACCCAGGCTCACTACTGAAAGACTCTCTTTGGTTTGCGCGTGCGAAGCGCATGAAATATCCCTGCCTCAGTGAGGCATATCATTAACTTTAAAAATAAGCAGTCCAGTTCTCATAGAAAGCCCCGTATAATGTTTATTGGTGTATTGAAATTAAACGAGAGGGGATTTTATGGACTCAAAAAAAACAGTTTCGTTTCGTGCAACTAACTGTGAAAATTGCAGTTTTACTGGAAACATGTCGTACGGTTCAGATGTTGGATTTGACATCATCGATTCCAAAGGAATAGCAGTCAACGAAAATAGACACTTTTCTGAGCAAGTATTAAATGCATATTATGAAACCATGAAGTTAGTTCATGCTTCTAGCAATGAGATCGCCGAAAAAGTTGGTGATAAAAATCACAAAGAAATCGTTGAATTACTTGAAAGCATAGTGCGAGAACAATCTAAATCCCCTTTAGACTATATCGAGACTCTGGTTTCATTAGGTGCAAATACTTTGACTATTTGGCCAGCTATAAAACATTTGATAGGCATGCTCCAGGTATAACATTATCAAGCTCACCTTCTGGTGAGCTTTTTAATGGCTAACAGCCAGCATCCGGACGCGCTACAGCTCGACATGCCCACATGCAGGCTTCTTAAGTGAATGAGATGCCAAAACTAACCAGCACGGCTTTCTTTTCCTCAATCCGGCGATTAAGTTCAGCCACTGCATGCGGGCGGATAGCATCAAGAAAGGCATTATCCTGATAGGTCGACTGGATTGTCACCCCAAGCCCGGCACCGCTTTCCAGTATGCCTTTCTGTCGCTGTAACTCTTTCATCTCGTTATAGATGTAATGCGCGTTACTTAGGTTCTCTACGTTCACGACCTGGCTCCTTCATGCAGTTAGCCTGCACTGATTTGTTGTGCGCCAATATGTCCCGCTTCGTCTGTTTATCCAGCACGGCAATATCGTGCTCAGTGAGGTAGATGATGCTTACCCAGTCACAGGCCGTGTCCGTTACTTCAGGTTTTGCGGGTATATCTTTCGCGCAACTCGCGGTCAACATCGTCATCAGGAAGATGATTAACAGTCTGCTGTACATCCCTGGCTCCTTTTGTTGTTTCTACCCGGCGTTCGGCTACCGCTTCAGTAGCTGCTGCACGTTCTTCAGTGCGTTGCTGGTTCGCTTTTGTCTCAGCGATGTTAGTACCGCGTGATTTACCCAGACCAAAAGCACCGGCAATTGCAGCCAGCACAGCAACGACCAGGCCGATAATCATTTCAAGTCCCATAGTGACCTCACACCAGTGCGGCTTTAGCTTTAGCGTAACGTTCACGGCGGTCTTTAATGCCGTTCTGCCCGCCGTTAATAATCTGCGTGACGCGTTCCACATCCCCCGAATGGAGGAGACAACCGCGTAACGTGAAGTACCATGCCGCTGAACGGGCAGCATGCTTCTCCTGCGTCAGCAACTCTGGTGTGCTGATCAGATCCAGCTTCAGCGCCGCACCGCATTTGGCGTAGTTCTCGCGGCCAGTGATTTGAAGCAGGCCACGACCGCGATATTTCCAGCCATCACCTTGGCTGTTATTCCCCATGCGGTCACCGTACACCAGATTGGCTATTTGTGGCTGGTGGGCCACCTGCTTACCATCGACACGACCCAGCATTTCACACTGATAAGGAGTAAGGCGTTTACCAAAGGTTTTCTTCAGCCCCTCTACCGAGTAGTTGAAGCTTTCCACCAGCGAGGTAAAACCAGCAGACTCATGCCCAACCTGGGCGATGAACATAGCCAGATCGTTCGTAGCTGTAATGCCAAACTCTTTCATTGCCGCATCAATGTGCGGAAACCAGCGTGCAGAAAGCCCGGCGCTGATACCAGCCGCCTGCTGAAATTGTGATTGGTTCATTATTGCCTCAGATGATCAACCAGGCGTGCCACGTTGCCTCTGACGGCGACCAGCACAGACAGGAAAATAATGTTGGCCCCGATAGTGGCCCACGATGAATAAGGGTAGATACCGCACAGATATGCCAGCGGAACTGCGCTGTAGATGACCGTAAGCAGCCACGCCAAGCGAGATATCCATGGTCGATGTCGCGAATCGCCACGACGATAAAACATCAGGGTCAGCACTACCCCAGCGCAAAGCAATGCATTTAAAGTTGCCGATGGGTCATTTTGTACCACCTGAACCTCCCCGGCGCGTTATCAGCGCCACCAGCGAGCCAACATCCTGATTATTCAGGAACGTCAGGATTTTCACGGCTAAAGCAGAAACGATTACGGCGCCAATGGCATCCAGTGGTTTATCACTGTAGCCGGTAGCCTGAGCCAGCTTTGAACCCACCAGCCCGGAACAAAGGATCCCCGCGATATACGACACCAGAAAATATGCCAGTCGGCGCGCTGCACTCAGGTCTGCTGCGGTTGCAATGTAAAACACAGCTCCGGCAAATGCGCCAAACACCACGCCGTAATCGGTTCCGGACAGAAATCCATAGACACTGGCACCCGTCAGGACACCACCAGCCAGCCCAGTACCGGAAATCGGATCGGACATTAAGCCCCCTCTTAATTGCTGTGAGCCCTCTCAGAAATGAGGGGAATAAATAAATATCCTCCGGCATAGCCGGAGGTTTTTCTGATGCGCCTGTAAGGCTCTCTTACCAGCCGCGCCCTAACAGGCGCATACGATCTGACATTTGCATCAAACTTCGTTACTTACGGCCCGTAAACGGGCTGCCCGAATTGCTCACCCATTTTATCCTCTTCAAGCTGGTGCTTTATGTAGTCCTGTATCTTCGCCGTGTTCTTACCCACCGTATCGACATAGTACCCTCTGCACCAGAACTCCCTGTTCCTGTATTTGAATTTTAGATCCCCAAACTGCTCGTAAAGCATCAGACTACTTTTACCCTTCAGATATCCCATGAAGCTCGACACACTCATCTTCGGCGGGATCTCCAGAAGCATGTGAATATGATCTGCACAACATTCCGCTTCCAGAATTCGTACGTTTTTCCATTCACACAATTTTCTTAATATGCTGCCTACTGCCCTTCGCTTCTCTCCATAGAACGCTTGTCTTCGGTATTTGGGCGCGAAAACTATGTGATATTTACAGTTCCATCGGGTGTGCGCTAAGCTCTTTTCGTCCCCCATTGGGACCCCCTTTTGATTTCTTGTTGAACTTTTGCAGTTGCCAGACCGCAAGATGTTTTAACAAATCAAAAGGGGTTTTAATAACTGACTTAAAGCTGAAAGCTTTCCGGAACCCCCAGCCTAGCTGGGGGTTTTCCATAGACAAAAAAGCCAGCATATGCTGGCCTTAATTCATAGATTTATTTGTTATCTACATCGTATTCTTTCTTGAACCGCAATCCCAGGAGGAATAACTACCTCTTGAGCATTCGCATTTTTCCAGAATAATCTAAACTCATCCTGCCAAGAATCTAAATGAGATTTCAAAAAGTGATTCCGCAAGTGGTATTTAGTGTATTTACATTCCCCTGCTTCGCTAACAAGTCCAATTTGTTCATCAAGAACCTTTTTTAGCCTATTGACGTCAAGTATCCTTACACATGCTACTTTGCCAAGCCTTTTGGCTATATAGTTACTTCTTCTGTTAGCAAGACATAAAACCAAACCATCCTCATAACGGATGTCAAAACTCACATTTGAGGCGACAACTTTATTATCAATAATTATTTCACCAATTTTAACATCCCTGCAGGCCCCCTCTATTCTTAAACCAGGGAATTGATTTTTTGAATGTGTCGAATTATCAATAATATTCTCATCTGGGGTATATATCTTATCTCTTGCTTCTGAAAGATAACTACTAGCCTGACTAAGAGGAACCTTACCACCAGATACCCAAGGTTCAACCCAGCCATGATGTGTAAGGTAAAGATACTTTTCCAAATGTATTTCTCCGAAATGATGATAAAACCATTATTTCGGAATCTTAAAAGAAAATAAGATAGAGATAAACGTTGATAAAAGGAATTGATGATGCAGTTCAAATTAAAAAACCCGCAACAGTGGCGGGTTTATGTTTTATGCTGTTGCTCCGTACGCTTTACTGTCCAGAGCCTAACACAATTTAAGCACTTTATTGCTCACTCTGCAACTTAAATCTGTCGCCATTTGTGCCAAAAGCATCACAAAGTGGAGCGTACAGGATCGATTCTGCCAAACTTACCCATGTGTCAATTCGGCGGCGGCATGTGATAAGGGTCCAGTCAGAATGTTTTGCATTAAGCTCGTTGGCCATCTGCAGTTTGCTCTTCCGGAGTCGGTGACGGTCGACGATAACGCTATAGAGTCCACGGTATTCATCATTCATCAGTACAGAAGCAATGACACCGTCCACTAACAACCCTTCTTCGTCTGAACAGAACGCCAGGCCGCTTTTATTTTTGCTGTTAAGGATTTCACGCAGGTACGCTTCAAGTTCAGGCTTGGTGATACCTGATTTCTTCATGCGGCGTAGTGCTTCGTTAATTGCCGTTTTGGTTATTTTTCCGGATGCAAGTAGCTGGTTAAACATGTTCCCACCACTACCACCGCCGATATAAGACCAGCGGCCCCACATGCGCAGCTTACCCTGTATCCAGATGCTTTCCAGAGTACGAAGACGAACCATTTCACCAGATTTACCAACTTCAGAAGGATTAATCATTTAGCGTTCTCCACTTACACCAGTACACCGATTGCCAGCGCACGATCTATAACCCGAAACACCAGGACCAGTTGGTCACCGTATTTCGCTTCAAATGCCACAGGATCAGCATGCAACTCGTCGTGATGCTCTCTGCACAGAGGGATCACGAAGAGGTCATGGGCTTTTGTTGCTGTCCCCCCCATACCGTGCCCTACGATATGGTGCGGATCATCTGCTGGCCGTCGGCAACACTCACAGGGTTGTGTTTTAACCCAGCGGGTGTACGTCTCATTTACCCAGCGGCGACGTTTTGGCCTGAGCATGAAAGACTCTGGCGACTCCGGATCAACAGAGAGTGTGAGGATCTTCTTCGCCTTCTCCTGCACGAGGCTGGCTGCTGACACGGAAGGCACAATGTCGCTTTCCCCCATAACAGAGCGGATCTTCTCATCCGGAAGGCGTAGCCCCTTGTGCGCAACGCTTTCCGGAATAACATCAGCCAGGTCGTTCCTGACCAGCCACCAGCACAATTCCGGCAACGTCAGGATATGCGACTCGGGAAAACCAGAATCGCGACGAATAACTTCCAGAATCCAGGATACCAGGTTTCCTGCCGCTATACCTGCAAGCTGTTCGGTATGCTGCCCCGACAAAGTGTGATCGCAATGCCAGCACAGGCGAATGCTTCCTGGTGGGTGACGCATTGTTGTGAAGTTCTTGTCGTGCCACGTTGAATGTGGCCACTGGCATTCAAACCGATTACTCAACCATTGCTCAAGGGAAGGAAGCCCACCGGCACGCTGAATAACCCGCTCATTCCCGAAGACCTGCCGCATTACCGGATCATCAGCCAGCGGCTGAATGGCGGCGGGAACAGCCCCTGTACTGAATGACGCCATTTCTTCTGGTTCAGGTTCGATAAGAACGCGACCGCGCATGAAGAGGTGCATTAGTTCCGCACCGGGACGAAACAACACAATCCCCATACGATGGGCGACTTCAGGAGTGAGTAACGCCCTCAATTATCGCCCCCGGCCAGTTCTTTATCGTGGGTGAATTTCCCGTTCCAGGTCACCTTCATCGGAAGCTTCCCTTTCAGATAGTTTTTGTAGAGCCAGATGGCCCCATCACGGAGCAGAACCGGCTGATAGGTAGTAAAGCTGACTGCTGAATTTGGAGAGACTTTGCTGCTTTTCTCGGTGAGGTATTTATCGCGAGCGTAGGATCGGACGCGCCATTGTGCGCTTCGCCCTTCCGGATTGTCGTCATATAACCAGTTCGCCGAAACAAGCCAGGCACTAATTTTTGAGGTATTAACGCCATTCAGACGCTTACAGAACTGCACAGGAGAAAGCCCGTCAGTGAAGAGACTCTCGAGATGCTCGATATATTCGGCCTGCTGGTGGGTGAGTGCTTCAGCCTGCTGCTTTGCCTCCATAGCGTCCGCCCAGGCTCGCGCCAAAGTAATTGGATCAGACATATTGGGCAGCATGACACCGTGGACTTCACGAAGATTGAAGTAATGATCTTCAAGCTGTTCAAAGAAGTCCCAGGCTAATTCGGTTTCAAGCATTTTCGCATGGCGGGAAGCACCACGTTCAGTCCACAGGATAAGCGAGGTAGTGTGTTTATTAACCACATCGCTAAATGATAGTCGGAACGATTTCAACTCATCACCAGTAATTTTGAAGAAGTGTTTACCCTCGACAAAACGTTGCTCGTTTCGAGCGAAGTTTTGCTGAATTCTTACTGGTGTTGTGCCGTAACCGGCAGCAAGGGAATCCGTTGTCACTACGCGTTGATTGCGATAAGTGATCACTGGCACCGACGAATGATTAACGGAAATTACTGATGAAGTGCTATTTCTGGGCGTAGCAGTGCCCATAACATGATGATTGCTCATATTATCTCCATACTCTGATTGTTGCGAAGGGCCTGCACGCCCTTTTCGCTTGCACTTTCCGACATTACTGCCATAACGACCAATATTCAACCCACAGCTGGACATATAACCACCTCTTTTTTATATGCCGTTATGGTTATCTCAACTTTTCCCTTCGGTACTATTGGTCCCCATTCCACCAGCATTCGCTTAATCTGGCTGTCGTCTTCCCAGACACCCGCATGCGTCAGCGCGTCAAACAGGGCTTTGTTGTAATTATCGATATCCCGGCGGCGCGCATCCGGCGGGTACAGAGTGATTTCTACCGCTGCCAGTTCAGTCGATGGCTTCGGGAGACGTCGTAATTGCTCAATGATCGCCACGCAGGCAGCGCTCTGGTATTTACGACCATCAGCGCTAATGAGGTGACGACCAGCCAGCGGCCCCTTATTAGGGGCGCGCCAGTACGTGTTCACGCTTGGAGGGAACGGGAGCACAAGTTTCATGCCACCTCCTGCTGTTGCACTGCACACAGTTCCGGAAGATTTGCCTCCACCAGCGCCCTGGCGAATGGTGGTGGTACCGCATTACCGCAGCGGGCTACCTGCTTATCTTTTGCATAGCGATTTCCACGGTAGTCCTGATCAATAATGTATCCATCCGGGAAGCCCTGCGCTTTGTAGAGTTCATGAGGCTGCAACATGCGCATTCCGATATCAACGATCTGGTATTTAACCCCATCGATCGTTACCAGCCATTCATCGTCACTTTCCCCGCAATACGTCTCGAGAAATGTGCGTACCTCACCCACGTGTTGGCCACCAGCGGTGATTGTTGGCATGGGCACATCAAGGCGTTGCCCGTCGCGGCATGTTCCACGCAGTTTCACCAGATGAGAGGCAACTACTGCATGATGGTCGACGGTGGTCACTGAGTGCGCGGGTTCATCCATACTGACACCCGGCCCCGTATAGTTACCGCCGTAGTGTTTTGCCAGGAACGCGCTCACCGTCGCGAATTTATTTCCACCTGCAGTAACAGTCCCCAGCGGGTTATCCAGCCGCAGCACACGCGGTTCTTGTCCAGGTCGTTCGCCATAACCCATCTGGATCAGCGTAGGCGTTACCAGTTGAGACTTGCCGCCACCGCCAACGGTGATGGTTGCGCTCGGTTCGTCTGCCCGGTGGCCGACGCTGGCCCCAAACTGGCGGGCTATCACTGGCGCAACAAGACAGGCGCGGGATTGCTTCAGAATGGTATGAGCAGGTTTATCCAGCGGGCGCGGTTTAGCCTGATATTCACTCCCACCATTACCCGCCAGGAATGGCGTCAGTGCAGCCTCAACAATCCCGAGTGCATGCCCATTCCCACCTGGACGTTTTGATGTGCCAGCGGTTACCGTCGGGACAGGTTCGGTAACGGGCTGCCCGGTTGCGCCAGTGCGGAATTTTGTCAGGTGTGGAACGGCTAACGCGTAGCCGAGTTTTTTAGTAATGGTCTGTAATGGCTCATTCAGCGACTGCCCGCGAAAAGCGTCATACGAATTTTTAGAGCTTGTGTGGTTACACTTCACGATAAACGGCGACGCACTTTCGATAACAAAGCGCTGTATGCCGCGCGCGATCCGCTTCAGAGTGTTCTCCGCCAGCGGTTTTTGCGGTCGAAGATGGACAGGGCAGGGACATTCCAGTCGATACATTCCGCAGCGGTACGCCATGGCATCAGCCTGCCGCTCTGCACCTCCAGAGACTTGGGATCCCCATGGGTAACAGCAGGCCACTGGATTGGGCAGCCATCACAGCGCATAACCATGAAGAAGCGTTTGCGGATCGTCGGCGCGCCGTAATCACACGCGCGAAGTTCTCGATAATCAACATCATATCCAAGCCCTTCCACCAGCTGTTTGGCCTGCGTGCTGCCAGGATCAATAGCAAGGAATTCACAGACCTCTGCCAGTGCCGGGTGATCGGCAGGAATGCCTGTGGAAAGCATGCCGACAAAAGCATTGAATGTTTCGCCAGTGCGGGCAGGGTCTGGACGCATTTCATCGGCCAGCAGCGGTCCCCACGTTTTAAACTCTTCCACATTCTCCAGCATCATCACGCGCGGTCGCTTCGCCAGTGCCCAACGCAGAACAATCCAGGCCAGACCGCGTATCTCTTTTTGACAGGCTTTGCACCTTTGGCCTTTGAGAAGTGTCGGCAGTCCGGGCTAAACCATGCCAGGCCAACAGGATTACCGCCGGTGGCGGCTACCGGATCCACGTCAAATACGGATTCACAGTAATGCAGTGTGTCAGGGTGGTTCGTCTTGTGCATCGCAATGGCGTTTTCGTCGTGGTTGATAGCAATATCCACGCTGCGTCCGATCGCCAGTTCAATACCCGTTGATGCACCACCGCCACCAGCAAAGTTATCAACGATAATCTCACGCATGGGTTGCCCCCTGCATGCTGCCAACAAGACCACGCGCAATTGTGATAATTTCGCTGGTGGCCGTTCGTTCCAGCCAGAGTTGATTGATGTTGGCTTTCAGTTTGTTCTGCTGGGCCTCGCTCAATACATCAACGCCTTCCACCTGGTTAAACACCAGACCAACCTCGAGAGGCCAGATTCGTGACTCAGTTTCCGGTGTTGCTGCAGGTTCCCTGGCTGCCTGCATTGCAATTGTTTGCTCTTTACCAACGGCGAAATGAGCCAAAGCCATAAATGCCCGCCCTTTTTCCTCCAGTTCTGTGCGGTTGATATAGCTGAACCGCTCACCCCGCCACGACTTATCGAATACAGCTATGGCACCGGCAAAAAACGCGCTGGTGGGTTTCTGTTTTTCGTCAGCAGGTACAAACCACACAGGCAGATCGAACCCAATACGACCACGAATAAACATGATGTGATCGGCATCTTCCGGCCACCATGTTTCACTTGTGGCAGACTTCACCAGGTAAATATAGCGACCACCTCTTTCACGCATGTCCATGGTGTGATTCATGATGTGTGTCATACCCGTGATCGCCTGCTTGTCGTGATACTGGGAGCGGCTATATGGAGGGTTGGCAAAAGCCGCGCCGCCCAGTTCATCCAGACGTTCAGACCAGTTCTGTGTCAGCGCGTTATCTTCGGCGGTGTACCATGCCGGGCATTTCGCGTTGTCGGCGTCAGCAAACAAGTCCAGAACTAATGGACCAAATAGCGCGTTGATACCCCAGAAAAGCAGATCCGGTGTCCGCCACTGATCGCCAACTTCTTTCAATTCGTGGGCTGGTTGGCTACGTAGTGCCGCCAGCGCCTGGCAATATTTGTTTAACGTCATCCTCTGAACCCCGCAGGAATCGTTGTATCAACCGGACCAAAAGCCATCACATCGCGCTTTTTCGCCCCCCAGTCAGCGCGTTTAGGCCGTCCCTTCTGATCCCAGCGGGTAGCGCTTTGCAGATAGCTCTCGAATTTCTTCGGGCCAAACAGCGTTTCCGGCCTCATGTACTGGTACTGCTCATCGTTCTCGTGCCAGTGCTCATGCTTCAGGTCGATAACCAGTTGCAGGTCTGCAACGCTGTACCCCTCACGCAGTCGGGCACGAATGTTCTCGAGGGATGTTTTTGATTTCTGATACCGGGATCCGCTGATCTGGTTCAAATGGGACAAAACCAAAATCGCCTGATCAGTAATCACGACTTCAGGGTCTGGTTGCGCCGCAACCGGACAAGAGGGTTTTGAAGTTACTTGTGGATCTTGTGTTGATTTTACTGACGGATCCCCGCCAGATTCTGACGGGTCAAAACCGCTGTTTTTGCCAGATTTCGACGGGTCAGTTTTTGAGGCGTCAAAATTTGATGCGTCAGATTTTGACGTGTCAGAATCTGACAGTTGAGAAAATGCGGCAGCCTGAAGTTTCGCCACATTCAGGCGGTACACGTTCGACGCATTACGGTTACCATTACGGCGCTGTGTACGCGTGAGCCAGCCATCTTTTTCAAGCTTAGCGATTGCCGTTCTGATAGTGCTCGGCCCCGCGCCAAGCTGGCGAGCAATAGTTTCAATGGACGGCCAGCACACCCCCTCATCGCTGCTGAAATCAGCAAGGCGAGCCATGATCGCGACACTAGACAACTTCATGCCCGACGCCGCGCAACCATCCCATACGTAGCCGGTTAATTTAGTGCTCATGATCGTCCGTTATCTCCCTGAACTTTTGCCTGAAATGCTCAAGTGGGCTGAAGCATTCGTGTGGGTAGCCATCACGCAGATAGATAACGCGCTGTGTTTCTGGCTCCCAGCGGATAACACGGACTTGCACTCCGCGGTGGTCTTTGAACCTTCGGTTAAGTTCGCGCACTGGCGTTTTGCCCTCCGGTTGTAGACCCCCACAATTGAAACCGCCCTACTGTGGTTACACGGAATCCAGCGGTTTGATAATCTGCGTTCATACCGAAACAACGGAGTACCCGAAACCGGGATCATCCTTAGTTGCGGTAGACGGTTAAAAGCCGTTAAACTGCTCATGCGGATTATTTCTCCATACTCGAAGAGTTGTTCGCCAAGGCGCCCGGAGCTGCACACTCGCGGGCGTCACTCTTTTCAGCGACACAAAAAACTCGATAAAGAAGCGCTACGTGCTCCTGGAACTTCGCGATAACCTGATAGCTGTTTTCCTCAATCTGAGCACGCTCATCTGCGTCAATTACCCCATCAGCCGTGGCTTTACGCACAAAATTAGAATGACGACCTATCCATTCGATGGACTCCATCAGGCGCTGGTTGATATCGGCGTTATCCAGATCATCAACATCTGCCAGCGGTACAAATACGCCCTGAGAATGGCGCGCAACGGCATCAGCGATATGAGTTGAACCACCAGCACGTTGTAAAACCATTGCCCAGCCCAGCGGGAAGATCTGGTCGCCATCAACACGAAGGCGGTTAAACAATGCGTTCTCTGTCACACCCAACCATTCCGCCGCCTCAGCATATCCACCAGGCAGATCGGTAATCGTTTTTTTAATTGCTACCACCAGCCAAGAAGGCTGACGTTCGACTTTCCAAATAGGTTCGTTACCCACGGCTTACTCCTTTTTCCTGTGGTTACTGGTTAGCAGATACGCCTGTAACCTTGTGATATAGGGATGCGTCATACTTAAGTTTCCCATTAGTAATTCTCTCTATTACGAAGGCTTGCTTCTCAGGGATGACCTTTCCCCAACGACATACGGCAGGGTGTGAGATATTCAAAGCAACAGCGGTTTTAGAGATACCGCCAAAATGCTTTACGACTTCGGACTTATACATAGTTCCTCCGGTGTTATGAATGAACTAAAGGTAACAAAAGGTACATTAAATAGCAAACAACAGTTACAAGCAAAGGGTGTAACATTGGTTACATGAAAACAGAGATGAAAGACCGCATCAGATCCAGACGAATCCAGCTGGATATAACCCAATTAGCACTGGCTAAAAAGCTTGGTGTAAGCCGTGTATCGGTTACAAAATGGGAAAACGGCACGACAAAGCCTGATGGTGAGAACCTTCACCAGTTGGCTCAGGCTCTATCAACAACACCAGAATGGATACTCTATGGAAGCGGTGATGAGGCCATTGACGACACGCGCGTCGTGCCTTTTTTGAAACCCCCTGTAGCTGTACCGATCATATCGGCAGTTCAAGCTGGTTTATGGACGGATAGCTATGCCTGCTCAAGACTTACAGACGTGATTTCCTGGACTCAAACAACTGCAAATGTATCGGATGAAGCGTTTGGGTTAGTAGTCCGCGGGGAGTCGATGACTAACCCGCAAGGACTTCCATCTATACCTGAAGGTTCTATTGTAATAGTCGAGCCCCATTATGGGCAGCTTGATGATCTATATGGGAAAATAGTCGTTGCTATATTGGATGGGACATCAGAAGCAACGGTTAAAAAATTAGTTTGGGATAGCCCCTACTCATACCTAATGCCACTGAATCCGTTATTTAAGCCAATCCAAATTGATGGCAACTGTCGCATTGTCGGAAAAGTTGTACAAATCACTCAAAACATCTAACCCCTTCAAAATTAAGAGCCGAGCATAGCCTCGGCTTTTTTACATTCCCAAAGGGAACATAAAGTACATTACCCGCTTGACCACAAAGGTAACTAAAGGTACATTTAAATCATCAAACGTAATCATTGGTACGTTTGGTGAAGATAACAAATGCCTTGTATCACTATTCTGGCGGCCCAGAGCTTTCCCTTTTGTCTGGTTAGCGCCAGCCTTTTTCAGGGCACAACATGAAAGCGCGCTCTGTCCCTTAACCTTTAAGGTCAGTCGTTAATCCAAAACTACCGGAGCGCGCTTCCAGTTGAGTGGAGAAATTAACAGGTGAGTGCAGTCACCTGTCGCAAGAAGTACCTCTTAAAGCCATTTATTAAATTTTTAGTCGCCAACCGGCGAGGGATCCGTGCAACCAAAATCTGCGCGGTGCAGCGCGCCAATATGGAGAGAACCATGAGCTACATTCAAACATTATCCGGTAAAAAATTTAACTACCTGACCGCCACAATCGACGATATCGATATTGAGGATATCGCGACTGCTCTTTCCAACATCTGTCGATTCGCTGGGCATCTGCCAGAGTTCTATAGCGTGGCTCAGCACTCTGTGCTTGTAAGCCAGATTGTGCCGCCAGAGTTCGCCTTTGAAGCGCTGATGCACGACGCTGCTGAGGCATATTGCCAGGATATTCCTGCCCCGCTTAAAGCCTTACTGCCTGACTACCAGCGCATGGAAACTTATATTGATGGTCTTATCCGCTTTAAATTCGGTATCAAGCTTGAGCAAGCTACCGTCGTGAAATATGCCGATCTAACCATGTTAGCTACCGAGCGCCGTGATCTGGAAATCGATGACGGATCGAAGTGGGAAATTCTCGAAGGTATTCCCTGCTCTGATCTCGTTCAGGTTATCCCTCTCCGTCCTGGCCAAGCCTATGGCCTGTTCATGAATCGCTTTAACGAACTGGTGGAGCTGCGCCAATGCGCCGCATGAAGGTAAAAGAACTCGTAGCGGAGGCTTTTGCCTCCGTTGCTGAATTGCCACCAAAGCATGCACCGCTTATGCGCGAAGTCGCCACCAGACTGGACGCTACGTTCGCAGCATTAAAAGAGTCTCTGGTGCAACTGGAACAGGAACGTAAAGGTAAAACGCCATGACCGCCATTGGAAAACCAACTTACGAAGAATTAGAGAAAAAATGCGCATTATTGCAATCAAAACTGGCTGCAATGAATGAACTGATGAATGTAGTGGGAAAAGCCAGCGATATTGTGAATGTGGGGGTCGCAGAGTTGCAATCTCAGAAAGCTGAACTTGAGGCGCGGGCAGTCAATTTGCCAAAACGCAGTGTTGGCGAAGTCATGCACATGAGCGGATTCAGCCGGGATTATGCCGAGGGATGGTGTGCCGGTAATGACAACGCTATTCACGAAATCCGCGCCGCTGGCATTGGCGTGATGGAGGAATGATGGCAGAGCAAACAATTTTAGATGTGTGTTGTGGCTCCCGCATGTTCTGGTTCAACAAGCAGGACACCCGCGCCGTGTTCACTGATATCCGCGCCGAAGAGCACGAACTGTGCGACGGTCGCCGCCTAGTTATCAGTCCAGACCTGATTGCCGACTTTCGTTCACTGCCGTTCGCTGATTCTTCTTTTCCGGTTGTGGTGTTTGATCCGCCGCACCTGGAACGCGTGGGCCAGTCTGCCTGGATGGGTAAAAAGTACGGGCGATTGAACAAAAAACGTGGCGTACAGATTTACGCGCCGGATTCAAAGAGGCATTCCGCGTGTTGTGGCCACACGGTGTACTCATCTTCAAGTGGAACGAGACGCAGATCCCGGTTAGCCAGATTCTGGCTCTTACAGATGTAAAACCTGCAATTGGTCAACGTACCGGGAAGAACGACAAAACCCACTGGATTATTTTTGTGAAGGACTAACTCATGACAACTAACAACCACCCGGCGCACGGTCCTGTATCAGTCGCTCGCCTGTACCAAATACGCGACCACCTGCAGCATGATACCCAATACTCAAACGGCGGGAACAGAGCTTACATTCTCGCTGATATGTTGAATGTGATTGATGAGGTGCTAGCATCGAGGAACGCAGAGCCAGTATTTTTCATCGAGGTTGACGGAGACGACTGGATTCAAGCTGGCAGGATCCCGGGCAGTACGTTTGATTTTAATAATCTGCCGGATGGCGTCAATAAGCTCTGGGCCTCCCCGCAGCCAGCGGCAGTAGTGCCGGATGAAAAGCCGATGCCAGAAGCGTCGAAAATGCATGCGATAGACGCTGTAGCTGCAATCGCTGAAGTCAAGGGATGGAACGCCTGCCGCACTGCAATGCTTAAAGCAGCACCAAAACAGGAGAATATTTAACGTGAATAATTTAATGATCGACCTTGAATCCATGGGCAAAAAACCGAATGCCCCTATTGTCTCCATTGGTGCCGTATTCTTCGATCCGCAAAGCGGTGATCTTGGTCAGGAGTTTTACACCGCCGTTAACCTTGAAAGTGCTATGGAGCAGGGAGCAGTGCCGGATGGTGACACTATTCTTTGGTGGTTAAGACAAAGCTCAGAAGCACGATCAGCAATCTGTGTTGATGATGCGATGCCGATATCGTCTGCACTATCTGAACTGAGCTATTTCATTAATCAGCATTCTGATAACCCAAAATATTTAAAAGTTTGGGGCAATGGAGCTACTTTCGACAACGTTATATTGCGCGGAGCATATGAGCGTGCCGGCCAGGTTTGCCCGTGGCAATTTTGGAATGATCACGACGTCAGAACCATCGTCACATTAGGCAGAGTTGTAGGTTTCGATCCTAAGCGTGATATGCCATTTGATGGGATAGCACATAACGCGCTGGCTGATGCCCGCCACCAAGCGAAATATGTTTCAGCGATTTGGCAGAAACTAATCCCAACCACCAGCAACAGCTAAAATTTTCCCCGGGTGCAGCCGGGGTAATGGAGAAATATATGCTGAGCCTCGATTGTGTTCCCATCTCAACTTATTGCAAAGAGACTGGCGAAACCCCGGATGCCATCAACAAACGTGTGCAACGTGGAGTATGGCGTGAAGGGGTTCAGGTGCTAAAGGTCGACGGCGTTAAGGAAAGATGGATTGATCTTAGTGAGGTTGCAAAATGGGCACGACAGAATCGCCTAAGCTCCCGCGCGGCGTAACCATCAGGAAACACCGCAACGGCGAAACCATCAATATTACTTTCACTTATAAAGGGGTTAAATGCCGTGAGCCCCTTTCTAATCTGGACGTAACCCCTAAAAACATCAAATACGCCGAGCGCACACTCGGCGAAATCCACAACAAGATCGAAAGGGGAACATTTGTTTATGCGGAATACTTTCCCCGTTCTACCCGGTTAAAAATTTTCGGCAACGCTGCCACAGGTAAAACAGTGAAGATGTACCTGGACGAGTATCTGGTGATATGCGAAACGAGGAAACTATCCCCTTCAACAATTGGTGGATATAAGAAATGCCTAAGCGCGCTGTCATCACTTCATATTTTTCCCGCAAGTGAGTTGACGCCGGCCGCATTGAAGACATGGATCCAGAGCCAGAAAACAACATTGAAGACTATCCGAAACCAACTTTCCTTCCTACGTTCGGCTTTGGATGAAGCGGTGACGGATGGTGTGCTTCAGATTAACCCTGTATCACTGGTAACAGCCTCACGGTACCAAAGTGATAAATCAGAGGCAGAAAGTAGTTATGTGGTTGATCCGCTATCACCAGCAGAAGTAGAGGCTTTGCTCTCTGCTGCTGGCAATAAGCAGTGGGAGAATCTTTTCAGGTTCGCAATACAAACCGGGCTGCGTAGTTCTGAACTGTGTGCTCTTCGTTGGCGTGATATCGACTTTGTAGGGAAAACAGCACACGTTCAAAACGCCAGTGTAGTTGGCATCATCAAAGGAACAAAAACAAAAGCCGGTACTAGGAAAGTTGAGCTGACTGAAGAAGCATTAGCAGCTTTAGCCAGCCAGAAACTATTCACTTTCATGAAAGATGAAACAATCTTCGAAGACCCAAAAATTAATAAACCGTGGGCTAGTGCTGATGCGATAAGAAAAAAAGCATGGGTGCCAACTTTACGAAAAGCAGGCATCCGCTACCGTAACCCATATCAGACAAGGCATACATTCGCCACCAGCCATATTAGCCGTGGTGCCAATCTATTCTGGTTAGCAACCCAAATGGGCCATAAAGGACCGGAAATGCTATTCCGACATTATGGACGTTACCTGAAAGAATATGACAACTCAACATCCATCAACGTGTTGAATAAAAAGAGTATTTAAAAGATAATCCTCACTTTCCTATAGAGTGAGGATTGTTAAAATGGCGGCAGAAAGCTGGGTTACCATAGGTGGATTTTTTGCTACAACAGCTTCAGCTATTGCAGCGTTCTTTGCTGTAAAACAAACCATGTTACAAAGAACGATTTCGACAAAACCGCAGCTCATCATTAACAATCAGGAAGTAAAAGCCATTCACTCCCTAAGTAACACATTCGCACTAAAAATTGAAGAAAATAATTTTTATTTTGACATTCCAATTATAATAAAAAACGTAGGATTAGGGACCGCTTTAAATATAAAATACAATTGGTCATTTGACTACAAGAAGTATATTAAACAATGTGGATTTAGAGAAATAGGTGAAGACCCTGTATTCTCACCATCAAAAATAATGGAAAATGAATGGGATAAACACTATCACTACTCCAATGACGAAAATTCGAGTTATGAGTATTATAAGTTTATTAAAAATCAAAAATTAAATCATTATGGAATAAAAAAGGAACATTGTGAACTTGAATATATTATGCCAGTTACTCAAGAGAGTTCCCCTTCAAAAATTGAGTTCCCTACACTGATAATGTTATTGTTGACTGAATACCTATATTCTAAAAGAACATCTGATAGCACAATATTTGATGTATTAGATGCAGGCCAACTACATCTAAAATATGAGGATATCTCTGGAAATAGAAATAAAATCATCTTTAATTGCACCATACAATTGATAAGCTATCAGAGTAAAAGCGAGAACGGTCCAAGATCAACATTCAGAATCGAATTCACTCGTGTTCATTCCGGGTCTAAGTTAGGACTACAAAGGATACGCAAAAGCTACGCAGATTTTATAAATGAACACGATTACAATAAAAACAAATAGTTAGATTGTTTCGGACGCTGGTTCAACTCCCGCCAGCTCCACCAAATATAACGGCCTGATTCTCTTGGAGTTTCAGGCCGTTTTTCTTTGGACGTGTGGCACAACTGTGACTCAGGAGTGTACCATATGCCATCAAACAGCATCCCCCATTACCTCTATAAGCGTAACCACACCTGGTGGTTCAGGAAGCGTTTCGTATCTGAGGGCAATGCCATCGAATACAGACTGAGCCTGCAAACAGCAAGCTTTCAGCGTGCTCGTCTTCTTGCCCTGCGTTTACAGGCACTTTGCCAACAGATGGTTGCTTCTTTGGGGGCCCCCAAGAAACTGAAGAATGGCGTGATGGAAAAATCAACACAAGAGCAAATCAAAGCAAAACTTCGAGCAAAAATTGCCGAATGGACCGCCGAGGAAACAGAACATTGGTTCTGTGGCTCTGCACGTAATGAAGGTGATCTTAACGATTATCTTGAGACATTAGATATGGTTGTCTCTGATTTGAAAGAACGCATCGCTTACGATGATAAACCATCTCTGCACCGGGCCGAAGCAAGTACAGTTCTGGACGAACTGCCACACCTCAAAGCTACTTTCAGTGAACACTATTACCAGGTCATTGCTCGCATGGTGGCACAAGCCAAGGTCAAATCCTTGCAGGTGAAGTGGTCAACTAAAACTGGCCACGGCTTTAGAGTTTTTCCAGTATCGGTTTTCCGATTCGTTTGGGGGTAATCCACCGTTATAGTCATGCGGCCTTAACGAGCTGTAATACCCTACGATATAGCCTGTAATCGCATGAGCAGCTTCGCTAAAGTTTGTATAACCAGTCACTGGCACCCACTCGTTTTTCAGACTTCTGAAGAAGCGTTTCATCGGGCTGTTGTCCCAACAGTTTCCTCGTCGGCTCATACTCTGCCTGATCCGGCAACGCCACAGTAACTGCCGGAACTGCCTGCTTGTATAGTGGCTACCCTGGTCACTGTGGAACATCACTTCGGCTGGTTTACCGCGAGCTTCCCACGCCATTCCCAGCGCTTTGATGGTCAGCCTGCTGTCCGGCGAGAATGACATTGCCCAGCCCACCGGTTTCCTTGCGAACAGATCGAGAACAACTGCCAGGTAAGCCCAACGCTTGCCTGTCCAGATATATGTCACATCACCGCACCACACCTGGTTAGGTTCTGTAACTGCGAACTGTCGCTCAAGGCGATTCGGGATAACGATGTGTTCATGACAACCACGTTTATACCGGTGGGTAGGCTGCTGACAACTCACCAGCCCCAGTTCTTTCATGAGCCTGCCGGCAAGCCAGCGTCCCATTCTGAAGCCTCTCATGGTTGCCATAATCGCGATGCTTCTTGCGCCAGCAGAGCCATGGCTGACGTTATGCAGTTCCAGAACCTGACTACGTAACACAGCTCGCCTGCCATCTGGCTTTTCGGGGCTTTTTTCCCAGTATTTATAGCTGCTTCGATGAACCCCGAACACGTGGCAGAGTGTGACCACAGGATACTGCGCTCTGAGTTTCCCGATTAACAAGAACTGTTCAGGGAGTCTGGCATCAAGAGCGCGGTAGCCTTTTTTTAATATGTCGTTTTGCATTTCAATGCGTTGTAGCTTTTTCTTCAGCTCACGTATTTCAATTTGTTCCGGGGTTATAGGGGAGGCTTTAGGTATTTTGCCCTGTCGTTCATCCCGCAACTGCTTTACCCATCGCGTCATGGTAGAAAGGCCCACATCCATAGCACTGGCCGCAGCTACAACGGTGTAGTTCTGATCAAGGACCAGTTGAGCGGATTCGCGTTTAAACTCTGCACTGAAATTTCTTTTTTTCATTGAGGCACCTGTAATGTTCTGAGGTGAGCATATCACCTCTGTTCAGGTGGCCAAATTCAGTAAACCACTTCATCCTCTGCTCTATTGCTAACCACATGAATATGATCATAAAATATCCCCGCTAGTACCTAGGAGAGAGCTCCTCGCAAAAGCTTGATGGTCTGCTCGTCAGCCATCGTGGAGGCTTCGGCCTCTATTCTCTCCCCACACGACGCATGCCACACGTTCTCAATGTTCCAACGTTACGATGCTAACGCATCACCAACGCTCTGGTACTTGCTGTAACAGTTGGGATTGCCGGATTGTGGCGAGGGGACGTCACACAGTGACGTCGAATACTGGGGTTAATTGCTGAACATCTCTTATTCCTGTCAGTTCAGGCGAGGCCGGTAACCATAGTGGTGACCGGGAACTGAGAAGGAGATGTAATTATGAGTCGTAAGACACGTAAACGTCGAAAGACAAATACAAGTCGAAAGACACGTAAAAAATACCAGGCTAGTGTTCAGCAAACGTTTTGTGTGAAGGAAAGACTAAAGAAATACTCCAAAGATGCCGGTAAGCTCTTGTTTACCTTAGTTATCAGCGAAGTGATTTCTGCTGTTTTTCATTCTGAAGCTGTTGCCTCCATCTTTGCATCCATCAAGGGATTCCTGTAATGGAGGCTATAATGGATAGGAACAACAACGATGAAAAGCACAAAACGTACCCCTAGTCTTCAAAGTCCCCCAAAGATTTATCCCCTGAATCAATCGCCTCTATTCAAGCTTAAAAATAAAGAAAATTACTTGAAATCATAGGGCTATCCAAGAAACAAGCAGACAAGCTAATGCTTGACTCAGCGTACAAAGAATTTGTAAATGATGCCGGAAGGACAATACAGGAACCAATTGCTCAGCTCAAAGCGGTTCATAGGAAAATCGGCGTTTTATTGAGCAGAATCGAACTACCTCCATATCTTCACTCTGGTCGGAAGAAGCATTCAACACTTACTAATGTAGAATCACATAAGCTAGCAACTGAACTTCTGAAACTCGACATTCATAAGTTTTTCCCCTCGACTAGGGCTGCAAAGGTCTACAAGGCACTTGTAGAAAAATTTGAGATGTCACCTGATGTATCTTATATCATGACCAATCTCTCAACCTTTGCAGGAAAAGTGCCCACAGGCAGTCCGATAAGCATGGCTATGGCGTTTTGGGCCAATAAAGACATGTTCGACGAGCTTAGCAACCTTGCGGCCTCAAACAGCTTAGTATTTACGGCATATGTTGACGATGTGGCGTTCTCTGGTTCGAAAATCCCAAAAGGATTTGCCGCCCAAGCTAAAAAATGTATTCGTTCCCATGGACTCACCTCTAAAGACAAAAAAGAGCGATTTTATCCGTCATCAGAGGGAAAGCTGCTTACGGGGATAGTCATTCAGGATGGGGAACTTAAGGTACGTTGGGCACATAACGATTCAATCGGAAAAGAATTCGCTACTTTGGCTGAAGCAAAAGACAACGCTACAAAAATAATCCATCTAGAAAAGCTAGCAGGTAAGCTGCATGCAGCCGGTCAGGTTGACTTCAGACAAAAAGATAGAGCTCGTTTTTTTACACAGCAGCTCAAAGCCGCAAAAAGCGCTCAGAACAAGTTACTTAAAACAGCAAGTAGACTAAAAGTAATTATCGTGCCATACAAGGAAAATGATATGTTGTATCACGTTGTTATTCAAAAGAAACCAGTAAAAACTGGCAAAGATGGTGCTGAAGAAAACAAAACAGATCTCACCAAAGAGCAGCTGATTGCTCGCTTCATAGAACCTTACGAGCTAGGCAATCCAATTACAGTAAACGGCACGACTATTCAAACATCAGAAATCAACAGATTAACTGTTAAGGCTACTGAAACCAGCATTGAATCTTTTATACCTGCGATAGAAGCAGAAGATCGAAATTCAAGTGTGATTATGTTTGGCGGACCGTCTTACCTAGAACGTGCGATATATCGAGCTCCTGATGTAACTGATGAATTCATCACTGGTCCCGCTGGCAGCAAAAAATCGATCGCATCAAAAAAACAAATAAATCAACAACAAACACAAACTCTGACAAAGTTTTCATTGTTCACGGGCATGATGATGCAGCGAAGATCAAGACTGCTCGTTTTGTAGAACAATTGGATTACAAAGCTATTATTCTGCATGAACAAGCAAGCTCTGGTAGAACCATAATAGAGAAAATCGAGCAGTTTACTGATGTGGGATTTGCTGTTGTGCTATACACGCCGGACGATATAGGCAATGCTAAAGGCAATGCAGACGACCTACAGTTAAGAGCCCGTCAAAACGTTGTTTTCGAACATGGTTTTTTGATAGGTAAGTTAGGAAGAGATCGTGTAGTAGCTTTGGTTGATGGAGCAATAGAACTTCCGAATGATATTAGTGGGGTCGTCTACATAAAAATGGACGAGGCAAACGCATGGCATCTTCAGTTAGCCAAAGAAATGAAACAAGCTGGTTTTAACATTGATATGAACAAGCTTGTGTAACCACTTGAAAATTACTGCCTTAATGTGACATTGACTCCCGCTACATTGCTCAAAGAGTCAGACAGTTAGTATTTGGTGCCGCTCTCAGCCAGCTCCACCAAATAATGATCCGGATACGTCCGGTGAAGTACAGAAAGCCCGCACAGCACAAGCTCTGCGGGCTTTTTTACGTCCATTGCCGCCTGGTGAGGATTGCAGAGAACCTTACGGACACTGGAGTCAAATGACGCGGTGGGTAAAGCGGCTGCGCGATGGGTGACAGGGCAAAACGCCAAAAGTCTCACCAATAACTCCCGAAAGAATTGGAATACGAGAGTCAAAGAAAATAGAACACTCACTGAGAGTCCTGCCTGGCTGGGACAAAGCTCGCAGTCAGACTGTCGAGCATAAAGATAAGCAGTTGCCCGTGAGACGCCAGGATGTTGGGCTACGGTATCCATAGATTTGCGAAGATTCAGCAGACCTTCTTTGCGAAGCTTTAATGATCAATTCTTTTCTGTCAGCTGCTTTAAGCGTCCTGGCCGTAGTGGCACGAGCAGCGGCGAAACTATCTATGCGCTGTCGAATGGTCTCTGTTCCTCCAGGAGCAATATTTTCTCACGGAATTTTTTATTACCGTATGCGTTATTCAGCATAATCCGAAGACGTGATCCTGCTCACCCAGTCAAACATAACTTGCATATGATTGCCATTGGATGTCCTCACACCAACCTGACACGCATTTACGCCTGTCGTTTTGCCAGTCAAAACCTGTCCATACTTCATATAGATTTTGATACCGACTCCCTGTTTATAGCACTTATTGCAAATCGAGAAATAATCTCTTCTTGATGGAGTATATTGCTGAAGATTAAATCCGTCAGCCGGCACCAGCGAAAGATTAAAAGCGTCATTACCTGATAATTCTTCAAGAATTGCCAGAGACTCTAGTTTAACTTCAATGCGCTTATTTCCTTTAGGTTTATCCGAAGCCAGAATCAAATTTTCCTTCGGATTAAACTTCGCAATGTAGCCTGTGATTATCCGGGCATTATTACTCACCAATCGAACAGGGATATCATTAAAACGTAGAAATTGAACTCGACGAGCAAGCATAGAATAATCCCGCGGCCATATTTCAGCCTCTCGCCCGTAGGAAATATCATTTACAGCTATACATTCCATAAAGATATATTCATCTATGCTGAATGAAAAAGCCCCGGATTCACGGGGCTGAATAAAACAAAATAAATTAACGTAACAGAGACAGCACGTTCTGCGGGACCTGGTTAGCCTGCGCCAGAACGGAGGTACCGGCCTGCTGCAGAATCTGCGCGCGAGACATGTTGGAGACTTCGGTCGCATAGTCGGAATCTTCGATACGGCTACGGGCAGAAGACAGGTTATTTACGGTATTGCCCAAGTTGGTGATAGCGGAGTTGAAACGGTTTTGAACCGCACCCAGGTCAGAACGCAGCGCATCCACCTGCGCCAAAGCAGCATCAATTTTCTGCAGCGGGTTTTCAGTGGTTTTAGCAGCTGCTTCCGCCAGCTCTGGCTGTGCTTTGAAATCATGACCAGCGGCTTTGCTGGCATTGTAGGTTTTACCGTCAATAGAAACGACTTCAGTTTTACCGTCTGCGCCACCCAGTTGGTTCAGGGCAGTTTTGGTAGTACCGTCAGCTGCGGTGTAAGACGTGGTGTTAACACTGAAGCTACCATCTTTTTTCTGGGTAGCGGCATAGTAATTATCGCCCACCTTTACAGCGTAACCGCCATCAATCGTCTTACCATTTTTATCGGTGTAAGACATTTTGACAACCTGGGCAGCAGCAATTTCTGGGTCTGTAATCCCGCCAGATTTAAGGGAGGTTTTGAGATCTGTTGATAATGGTAATGGATTTTTTTCTTCCTGAGTTTTTGTTACTTCTACCGCACCAGCTGGTTTACCCGCCTCCATAGCCGTACCAGCGGTCATAGACACCTTACCATCATCGGCGACATTTACTTTATAGAAGCCATTTTTACCGTCATCAGGGGTGGTCAGACCGGTAACTTCAACATAGTAGTTTTTGCTAGCACTATCATAATAAACTTTGCCATCTTTTATTGCTGCAGTACCTGTTGTAGCACCAGTGCCTGCTTTAAGGGCTGCGTCTTTATTAAGATCAGTAATATCTAAATTGGCAGCTACTGTCACAGCCTTACTATCTACATCATACGCTTTCTGCACGTTCAGTGAATCCAGGCCCAGGGTCTGAGAGTTGATCTGCTTCAGATCGATATCGATAGTTTCACCGTCGTTGGCACCAACCTGGATGGTCAGGGTGTTGTCCTGCGCCAGGACTTTCACGCCGTTGAACTGAGTCTGGCCGGATACACGGTCGATTTCGTTCAGACGCTGGGTAATTTCAGCCTGGATAGAGTCGAGGTCAGACTGGGAGTTAGTGCTGTTAGCAGACTGAACCGCCAGTTCACGCACACGCTGCAGGTTGTTGTTGATTTCGTTCAGCGCGCCTTCAGTGGTCTGCGCAATGGAGATACCGTCGTTAGCGTTACGGGAAGCCTGAGTCAGACCTTTGATGTTCGCGGTAAAACGGTTAGCAATCGCCTGACCTGCCGCATCGTCTTTCGCGCTGTTGATACGCAGACCGGAAGACAGACGCTCGATAGCGGTGCCCAGTGCGGACTGGGATTTGTTCAGGTTATTCTGGGTCAGCAGCGACAGACTGTTAGTGTTGATTACTTGTGCCATAAAATTTTCCTTTTGGAAGGTTTTTGATAAAGCAATCCTCCATGAGAAAAGCGACTAAAATTCTTCCTTATCTGATGTAAAGGAGAAAATCATGGCTACTATTGGGTATATTCGGGTGTCAACAATTGACCAAAATATCGATTTACAGCGTAATGCGCTTACTTGTGCAAATTGTGACCGCATTTTTGAGGACCGTATCAGTGGCAAGATTGCAAACCGCCCCGGCCTGAAACGAGCGTTAAAGTATGTAAATAAAGGCGATACTCTTGTCGTCTGGAAATTAGACAGACTGGGCCGCAGCGTGAAAAACCTGGTGGCGTTAATATCAGAATTACATGAACGTGGAGCTCACTTCCATTCTTTAACCGATAGTATTGATACCAGTAGCGCGATGGGGAGATTCTTTTTTCATGTAATGTCAGCACTGGCCGAGATGGAGCGAGAATTAATTGTCGAGCGAACCCTTGCCGGACTGGCTGCCGCCAGAGCGCAAGGACGACTGGGAGGGCGCCCTCGGGCGATCAATAGACATGAACAGGAACAGATTAGCCGGCTATTAGAGAAAGGCCATCCTCGGCAGCAACTAGCTATTATTTTTGGTATTGGCGTATCTACCTTATACAGATATTTTCCGGCAAGCCGTATAAAAAAACGAATGAATTAA